GTTTTCTCGCAACAATAGTTGGTTTTAGGTATTAGGTTATTATAATAATATTATAATAAAATAATAGTTTAAATTATGCGTAGAGATTTATTTGGTAATAAATTAAAAGGATATAAATTATTAGATCATAGAGGTGGTTTTCGTAATAACGCTGGACGTAAAGAAAAATGGCCGGGCACTATTAAAGAGAAAAAATATGCTTATTTAAATACATTACACGGTAGAGTAAAAAATATGCTTTGGGATAAAAAGACGTATTGTCAAAAAAATAATATACCATTTGATCTTGATTATAATTGGCTTAAGCCTTTAATTAGATCAGGTATATGTCAGCTATCGGGTGTTAAATTACATTTGGTTACTCGTGGTAATACTGGATTAAAACCAAGATATATTCATCCTATGTCACCATCAATTGATCGTATTGATCCTAAAAAAGGATATATTAAATCAAATTGCCGAATTATAGCATGGTGCGTAAATGCTTTTAAACAACAAATGACAGATGATGATGTCATTAAGATAGCGCAAGCAATAGTGGATTTTAATAAATCGGGAAATAATCAAAAATTATTTTTAAGAAAATGCTTGTAAGGCTTATAATATAATAAACGAGCCATGGATCCTGAGAAACCCATGATATTTGAGCGAGCCAGACAAATAGAGAAACCCACGCTTTTAGAGCGAGCCAAGAGAAGAGAGAAACCCATTCCTTTTGAGCGAGCCAATCACTCTGAGAAACCCAATCCATCAGAGCGAGCCATATGCCTGGAGAAATCCATCCAGTAGGAGCGAGCCAGTGATCAGGAGAAACCCAAACCTTTTGAGCGAGCTATCAACATAGAGAAACCCAAAGAAAACGAGCGCAACCTCCCATACCAAAAGGTAATGGGAAGCTATTAATTCTCAAATGAGAAAGGATAATTAAAAATGGTTAAAACAGTAAAGGTACTTGAATTGGTAAAGGATTGGTCTTTATGGCCTCGTTATGAAGCTAATGATTTAGATTCAACTAATGTTAAGCGATTAAAAGAGGCGATAGATGCCGGGGTCGTGCTTCCGCCGATTATTGCGGATGCGAAGAGTTATCGTATTATTGATGGTATGCATCGGGCGGAAGCATACCGTTTACTTTTTGGAGATGCAGCGGAAGCCTCTGTTGAATTTCGTGATTATAAGAATGAGAAGGAGATGTTTCTTGAAGCTGCCCGTTTGAATGCAGAGCATGGTTTGCCTTTGACACCGAAAGACCGGGTGCATGTGGCGCTTACGGCAAAAAGAAAAAAGATTCCATTGGCTGCTATTGCTGATGCTCTTGGGATGACAAAGGAAAGCTTAAAATTTTTGGAAAATCGGCGCACTGCAACTACGAATACTGGCGAAAAAGTACCGCTATCTGCTGGGGCAATGGATTTGGCTGGAAAGAAATTAACAAAAAAGCAGGAACATTATGCCCGTACGGCAAATGGTATGCTACCTATTGTCAATGCTCGTTTATTGCTTAATGCATTGAGGGCCAATTCTTATCCGTTAACAGAAAATGAAATATTTGTTTTGCATGAATTGAAAGATGAAATTGAACGTGTATTGGCTATATCTGGTGTATAGATGATTTTGATTTTTGCTATGGTACCTAAGAAATCCACGGTCCAAGAGCGAGCCACCAATTTAGAGAAGCCTATAAACTAAAAGCGAGCCAGCTTGGAAGAGAAACCCACGTAAAACGAGCGAGCCAGATATTTCGAGAAACCCAGAATTTAAGAGCGTAAACCCTTCTGTCATAAGACGGTAAGGAACATAGAAAGCACAAAGGAGATTAAATTATGAAATTTACACAGGAGCAATTAAATTCATTGGCAATTAATACCAGGGCGTATTACGATTATCAACAGGAGCGGATTAATCTTGACGGGATGATTGGACGTAAGAAAAATGGAGAAGTTAAAAAGGGCATTCCAGAAAGAGATAATTATTTACTTATGCCGTTGATTAGTCGTCGTGATGAATGTGTAAAGATGGAAGCGGGATTAGAAAAGGAAATGGCCAAAGTAATAAAACAGCATGATCTTTGGATTAATTTTCTTGGCAACATTAAAGGCGTAGGAACAATGATGGCGGCAGTAATTATTACTCAATTTGATATTTATAAAGCCCCAATGGTTAGTAATTTAGTTTCGTTTGCTGGATTGGCTCCAGGGAAAGATCGAAAAGTGAAGGGTAAAAAATGCTCTTATAATCAATTTCTAAGATCTAAGCTTTGTGGCGTGCTTGGCGGTAGTTTTCTTAAATGTAAATCTGTCCCATATTCTGGATATTATTATGATACGAAACAACGATTAGAGAATAGCGATAGATTGGTCGAAGAGCGGTTGCGGCGAGTGGATAGAGTTAAAAAGAAATATAAGGGGGTATCTACCAGAACGGTAGCATGGAAAGATGCTTATCCAGATCATCGTCATAAAGCCGCAATTCGTAAAATGATTAAGATGTTTTTGAAAGATTTGTATGTGGCATGGCGGGAATTGGAAGGGTTGCCTATTCGTGTCCCTTATGAAGAGGAATATCTTGGGAGAAAGCATGCCGCTTGATTTATAAAGCGAGCCATATAAGAAAAGAAGTCTAATTTACGAGAGCGAGCCAAAAAGTTGGAGAAACCTATCCTGTTTGAGCGGGCTATCTGCGCCGAGAAACCCAGAAATTCTGAGCGAGCCATTGACAAGGAGAAACCCATTCAACGCAAGCGAGCCATAAATTAAGAGAAATCCATTAGAACAGAGTGAACCAAAAAAATATTATGATTATGCTTGATTTTAAATATATAAATGCTTTAATTTTTGAGGGTATGGCTGTTGGTAGAACCCCTCGGTGTACATCGTTTATTTACCAGGATATTGTATTTGAGATTTTAAATTCAACAGGCGATTACCCGCAAGAGTCACAAGAAGAAACTATAACAAGAAGGCAATTAAAGGAGCTTTAAAAATGAAATAGTATTTTTATTACGCTCCAATTAGATTATGTTTATTTTCTTTATTACTTTTATTTTCTTTATATAAAAAGTAATATTATATAAAAAGTCTTTACTTTTAAGCAAAACTATTATATATTAAAATAAATTATAATATATTTTTAGTAGCTGCTTAAAATAGACTTTTACCTCCTTTTTTACAAGGGCAGGCCTGCTTTTTTGCAGTCTGCCCTTTTTTATTGAGCTGAATTGTATGGCTATTCGTGGAACGAAACCGACACCGACAAAATTAAGAATGCTGCGTGGCAATCCTACTGGTAAGCCTTTGCCAAAAAATGAACCGCAACCATCCACTGAAGTTCCTCCGCCTCCGAGCTTTCTAAGTAACATTGCAAAAAGAGAATATCGAAGAGTGGCAAAAATTCTTGCGCCCCTTGGAGTGATTACAGAAATTGATGCAACCGCACTTGCAGCCTATGCTGATGCGTTTAGTACGTGGGCTGAAGCGGTTGAACAGATAAAAAATAATGGATATATGGCGGTTGGTGAGAAAAATGGGCATCTTTATCAGAATCCATACGTAGGTATGAAAAATCAGGCAATGGAAAAGATGATGAAGATTGCAACAGAATTCGGAATGACGCCAAGTAGCCGTAGCCGTGTCAGTGGCACGAAGCAATCTGCTAAAGATAAAGGTAACGCATACGAGCAGTGGAAGGCGAATGCCAAAAAGAAAAAAGTCTAAAAATATTCCAGAACAATATATTGATGATGTGTTGTCTGGAAAAATTATTGCCTGTAAGTGGGTAAAGTTAGCAGCGAAGCGACATTTAAACGATTTAAAGCGTTTTAAGAGTAAAAAAAGTGAATTTTACTTTGATAAAGACGCTGGGCTTCAAGTAATTAAGTTTTTTGAGTTTTTAAGGCATAGCAAAGGCCAATGGGCTGGGCAGGTTTTTAAATTAAGTCCTTGGCAGCAATTTGTTGTTTATGTTGTTTTTGGGTGGAAAAGAAGAGAAGACGGTGCTCGACGCTTTCAAACTGTTTATCTTGAGGTTGCAAGAAAAAATGGCAAGACGACTTTGATCGCTGGTATTGGTTTGTATTTGCTTGATGGCGATGGTGAACCAGGGGCTGAAATTTATAGCGTTGCTACCAAGCACGAACAAGCGATGATTAGCCACACAGAAGCAACAAGAATGGTGAAAAGTTCATCATTGCTTAGGGATCATATAAGAATATATAGAAATAATCTTCATGTTGAGGCAACCGCAAGTAAATTTGAGCCTGTCGGTCGTGATACTTCTACCTTAGACGGACTTAATGTTCATGGTGCGCTAATTGATGAGTTGCATGTTCATAAAACTCGTGATGCTTGGGATGTTATGGACACGGCGACTGGTGCTCGTCAGCAGCCTTTAATGTGGGCGATTACAACCGCTGGAGTTGATCGCCAAAGTATTTGTTGGGAACAACATAGTTACACCGAACGAATTTTAACAGGAATTGATTACCCGGATATTGGCGTTATAGATGATACCTATTGGGGTATTATTTATACATTAGATGAAGGCGAAGAAGAAGATTGGCATAATGAAGATCTTTGGGTTAAGGCGAATCCTAATATTGATATTATGCCAACGATTCGTAAAGATTTACGAAAAAAAGCTAAGAAGGCGCTTGAATTGCCTTCTGCTCGTAATTCTTTTTTAAGAAAGCATCTTGATATTTGGACAGAAAGCGAGACGCTTTGGATCACCCCGGAGCTTTGGAAGGCATGCGGTGGGGCGGTTGATAGCGAAGCATTAAGAGGTCGTATTTGCTATGCGGGTCTTGACCTTTCTACAAATAAAGATATTACGGCTTTTGTTATGGTATTTCCTCCCGAAGTTGAGGAAGAGCCATATAGGGTGCTTTGTCGTTTCTTTATACCGCAAGAAAATATGGAGATTCGAGTTCGCCGTGATCGAGTGCAGTATGACGTTTGGATCAGGGCCGGGTATGTTATAGCAACCCCTGGTAATGTAATTGATTATCATTTTATTGTAAGTCAAATCGAGCAGGATTTAAAACAGTATGACATTCGAGAAATTGCATATGATCGCTGGGGAGCGACGAAGATAATGCAGGATTTACAAGATTTAGGCTTCGATGATCCTGCCGAAATAGATGATCCTATTAGAAGCCTTGTTCGTTTTGGGCAAGGGTATGCTTCTATGTCACCGCCGATGAAAGCACTTGAGAGAATGGTTCTTGCACAAGAAATTGCCCATGGTGGCAATCCTGTACTAAGCTGGATGGCGTCAAATGTTGTAGCCAGCGAAGATCCAGCAGAAAACATAAAACCAAATAAAGAAAAATCCAGGGAGCGAATTGACGGCATAGTTGCTTTGATTATGGCGCTTGATAGATCTATTAGACATACTGAGGTGGATTCGCCAGGGATTTCGTTTATATGACGCAAAAGTATTCATTTAAAGAAAAAACCAGCCTTTTGGCTGGCTATTATACTAATAAAGCCAAGAATCTTTTTAGAGATTTAAAATTAAGCGATCCTAAGGCGTGGTCATCTGCTTTTTGGAACCTTTATGGTATGGGCAAAACAGAAAGCGGTGTTCAGGTATCAGAGAATTTAGCCCTTAATACTTCAGCTTATTATTGTGGTGTAAATATTATTAGCAGTACAATTGCTTGTGCGTTACCGTTGCATCTTTATAAAAGAAAACCATCGGGTGGTAGAAAACTGATAACAGACCATCCGGCATATTATGTGCTTTCTAAACAGCCTAATCCATCTATGCCTGCAAGCACTTATCACGAAACTGGCATGGCGCATCTTCTTACTTGGGGTAATCAGTATAGTGAGATTGTTCGTAATCGCCAAGGGGATATTATTGAGCTTTGGCCTATTACGCCAGATAGGGTTACGGTTGAGTGGGGCGGATCGGATGTTATTTATAGAATTAATGTAGGTGGAGAAGATAAGTTTTTAGGCCGTGATAAAATTCTTCATATTCCTGGTTTAGGTTATAATGGTTTTATTGGTTATAGTATAGTACAAAAAGCTCGTGAGTCATTAGGGTTAACGATGGCGGCAGAGCAATTTGGTAGCCGTTGGTTTGGTTCTGGTACTAATCTTGGTTTAATATTAAAGATGCCGCGAGGGGCAGGACCTGAAGTAAAAAAAGCGTTGAGGGAAGATGTTAAACAATATGAAGGCTTAGGAAAAAGTCATCGTTTTATGGTTCTTGAAGGCGGTTTGGAAGTTGAAAAAATAGGAATCCCTCCTGACGATGCCCAATTTTTAGAAACTCGGCAATTCCAAATTCCTGAGATTGCACGATGGCTGAATATTGCTCCTCATTTGTTAAAAGACTTAACACAGGCGCATTATAACAATATAGAATCTGATTGGATCCAGTTTTTAAAAATCACTTTATTGCCTTGGATAGTTAGGCGGGAACAGTGGTTTGATTTTCGTTTTCTTACAGAAAAAGAACGGCGGTTAGGTTATTATTTTAAACATTCGGTTGAAGGTTTGCTTCGCGGAGATTCAGAAAGCAGAGCAAAATTTTATCAATCTTTATTTCAAGTAGCTTCTATTAAGCCGAATGAAATTAGAGAGCTTGAAGATATGGATCCGGTTGATGGCGGGGATGATGTATTTATTCAGATGCAATACGTCCCACTAAGCCGCTCTAAAGAAATGATTGATAGTACAATAAAGCAAAAAGAGCAGCCTGATAAAAAAGAACCTGAAATGTTACCGGAAGAAGAACAAGAACCGGATGAATCTAATACTCGTTTATTAATTGATAATGATAGTGTTCATATCACAGAGTATAGGGCTATTACTACTCGCGATAGAATATCAAAGCGATACCAACCATTGGTGCTTGATGCCGCTCGTCGTATTGTTAATAAGGAGACAAAGGCGATTGCTAAGAATGCGAAAAGAGCGGGTTTTAAAAAATGGCTAAATGAATTTTATCGGCAAATGCCAAGTTATATTAAAAAGACAATGGGGCCGGTATTGTATTCTTTTATTGAGTCAGTTTTTTATGATGCTGTGCAGGATATAGGGCTTTCGCCGGATAGCGATCTTACTGATGAGATGAAATTGTTTATTGGTGGCTATACAGAGGGTTATATGGCCCGTCATATATATCGCTCTTTAGGGCAAGTATCTTCTTTTATAGATGTGGAGGATTTTGATGGCATTGAGCAAAGGATGGATGAATGGCAGGAGCGCAGACCCGATAAAATAGCATTAGAAGAGCAGGTAAGAGCATCTAATGGTGGGGCGTCATTTATTTATCTTTCTTCTGGTTTGTCTGCTGTATGGAGAACGAGAGGCCCAGAGACTTGCCCTTATTGCCGAGCACTTGAAGGGAAGAAGATCCAGCAAGGATCATCATTTTTTAGTGGCGATGAAGAGTGGGAACCGAAAGGTGCTAAAAATGGACCGATGAAAATTAGAGGGGTTGTTCAGCATCCGCCGCTTCATCAGGGATGTGATTGCTATATAGGTTTATAATTTATAAAATAGGAGAAAAAATATGATACCGATTGTATTAATTTGGGTAATTATTAATGTTAACGCAATGGCAGTTTCGCAAATAATTTAAATGATATAGACGGGAGCAAAGAAAAATGAAAAAAGCAGCAATAAAAGTACCAGGTGTAATATTTCAAGATATGTTAAAGCTGCCTTTTGGGGTAGCGATTGATGAAATAGTTTATGATAAAGAGAAACAAGAATTTATGGTTATTATATTTGGCGAAAGAATGGACGATGAAGCCGAAGTAAAAGGCAGCAAAATAAAGGTTGCTAATTACGAGATGTCTCCTATGTGGCATAAAGGGAAAATTACAATTACAGACGAGACGATAGAATGGCCGAAATCTTCTTTGCCTACTAAACAAAAAATAAATAAATCTCCTGTTAAAAATGAGGAGGAAGTCGGTGAGGTAGAAGATGAAAAAGAAACAAGATCAAAAACAATTAGAAAATCGACTCGTAAACGAAAATAAATTAGAGCGAAGAACTTTTCAGGTTAGTGAATTACGGGTTGTCGATAGCGCAGGCGGTCCTGTTGTAAAAGGGCATGCGGCTGTGTTTAATAAGTTATCTGAAGATCTTGGGGGGTTTAGAGAAAAGATCGCTCCTGGCGCATTTAAACAAGCAATTAGAAATAGTGATGTAAGGGCCCTTTTTAACCATGATCCTAATTTTGTCCTTGGGCGATCAAAAAATAAAACTCTTACTTTGTCAGAGGATAAAGATGGGCTTTATATGGAAGTTGTAATGCCCGATACCCAAATTATACGAGATTTGGTATTAGCACCAATCCGAAGAGGCGATATAAGAGAGCAATCTTTTGGTTTTACGGTTGCTAAAGATGGTGATTCTTGGGAAGGGCTTGAAGAAGATAGAGCAAATAAACCGCCGACAAGAACTATTAATACAGTGGCAAGATTATTTGATGTCAGCCCTGTTACTTTTCCAGCATATCCTGATACTGACGTTGCTGCTCGTAGTTTAGATAAGGCGATTGAGGAGTTTAAAACTAAAGATGGCTTTAAAGCCATAGACGCAACCGAAGAAGTTATCTTAAATAGCCTTTCAAATTTGGAAGATTTTAAAGAAGTGTTTAAAGATAAAGAAGAAGATGAAATTCGAGACCATTTTAAACAGTTAGTAATGAATTTTGTTGCATTTGTTAGCCCAGATGCAGAATTTAATAGTTATGATGAGTTGATAACTAAAATTGAACCGGCAGTAATCGAGCCTACGCAAGATGCTGTTGACGAAAAAGAGATAGATGAAAAAAGTTCGGTTGAGCCAACGCAAGACAGAACTAATGATGGCAATAATGACAAGGAGCCAACGCCTCCTTTGGCTGACAATGAGGAAGACCCTATAATGGAGAGGCTTAAAAAATTTCAGAATCAGCCTTTTAATTTTGATGATTGGAACTAATAAAATAATTTTTAAATATATTTATGGAGGGTGTTAAGTATGAAAACAATTACTCAGTATAAACAAGAACAAAAAATGCTGGCAAAGAAGTTGGAAGATATTCGCCAGCGAGCTATTAGTGAACGTCGTGAACCAAATCACGATGAGCTGAAAACTATTAATCGCACGATTGATCAAATTCATGAATTGGATGAGATCATAGAAACAGAGAATAGGCTACAAAGCACTTTTGACCATCTGCTTGAGCCTGAAAAAAGACAAACTCTTCCTGACGCGGGGAGTGCTCATATTCAGTCGGGGCAGAACAAAAGAGATCTTTTTGGAAGTCTTGGCGAACAGCTTGCCGCAGTTTATCGGGCGGGTTCTCCTGGTGGTATTGTTGATCCGAGGCTCCAGGAAGTTCGTGCAGCCACTGGCCTTTCTGAAACCGTACCTTCGGATGGTGGGTTTTTGCTTCAGCCTGAATTTTCAAGTCGTTTAATTCAGGAAGTATTTGATACTGGTATTATATCAAGTATGGTCACTACCATTCCGATGACTCGTACTTCTTTAAAGGTTAACGGTGTTGATGAAACCAGCCGGGCAACTGGAAGTCGTTATGGTGGAATTCGTGGATATTGGGCAGATGAGGCAAGCGAAAAGACTGCTTCTAAGCCTAAATTTCGTCAGATCGAACTTAATCTGAGAAAAATGATTGGTCTTTGTTATGCTACTGATGAGTTGCTTGAAGATGTTGGTGCTCTCGAAAGTATTATAACAAATGGTTTTAGAGATGAGTTTGCGTTTCTAACTGACGATGCTATTATAAATGGCACAGGCGCGGGTATGCCTCTTGGTATTATGAACGCTGGCTGTACAGTTACTCAGGATAAAGAGGCAAGTCAGGCTGCAACCACAATTGTTTATGAGAATATTTTAAATATGTGGACGCGACTGTTTGCTCGCTCTTGGCCTAATGCTGTATGGCTGATTAATATTAATGTACTGCCGCAGCTTGCTCAGATGGCTATTAAGTTTTCTGGGAGTACTAATGGTGCGCCTGTTTATGTACCGCCTGGTGGTGCTTCTGTTGCTCCTTATGGCACGTTGCTTGGGCGTCCTGTTTATGCTATTGAGCATTGCCAGACTCTTGGTACTGAAGGCGATCTCATTCTTGCAGATTTCAGGAACGGTTATCTGTTGGGCCGCAAGGGTGCGATGGCAAGTGATATGAGCATTCATGTTCGTTTTGTCTATGACGAATCGGTATTTCGATTTGTGATTCGAATTGATGGCCAGCCTGTGCTTGCAAGCCCTGTTACTCCTTATAAGGGTGGGTCGAGCTATACGCAAAGCCATTTTGTAACGCTTCAAACGCGAAGCTAATAGTTGGTTAAATTAACTTTTAAATATACTTTAATCTCCGGGAGCACGGAGGATTTAAATCATGAAATTGAATTTTATTGAAAAAAATCATGTTGTTCATTGCTGCACCAGTGCTATTATTGCGGCAAATGAGGATATGTTTTCTGGTGGCTGGGCGGGAGACGTTATTTCTCTTGCTCATGCCGAATCTGCTGTTTTTCTGATTGCCACTAACGCTAACGGTTCTGGTGGGCAGGCAAGCGTTTATGTAAATGCTTGTGATGACGCAACGCCTACGACTACTGCAAAGATTTCTTTTTATTATAAAGAGATTACGGCAGGTGACACGCAAGGGACAACTACAGAGAGCAAAGAGTTTGCTACCAGCACAGGGGCTAATGTAGCTTATGCTATTGAGGTGCCTGCGGCAAAGGTGGCTGAATATAATTCTGCCTATAAGTATGTTCAGCTTCAGGTTACTGAGAAGACCAATCAGGCTGTTGATGGTAATGTGATTGGCTTTCTGTCTGGCTTGCGGTATGCAAGTGATGCCGAAGGTACTCAGTTAACTTAATCATTAATTAAGCAATACGGGAGCTTTAATTATGGATTATAGCCAAATAAATTTAGGGGTGGCGCTTCCTAATACGAATAGCCATTTTAATGCGCAATTTGTAAATTCTTTTTTCTGTATGCGTATTCCTTTTAAAGTCATGTATTTGACCCCTTTTTCTACTATGCCAATTGATACGGTTCGAAACGAACTGGCGCAGATGGCAATCGCTAATCAATGTACTCATATTTGGTATTGTGATACTGATCAAGTATATCCGCAAGAAACTCTTGTGCAGATGCTTAATCATGATTTAGATATTGTTGTGGCAAAAGTTCATATGCGTAAACCGCCTTATAGCCCTATGTTAAGAAGGGAAGATGAGAACGGTGAGTTTTATGACATTCCTGATGATGAATGGTCAAAGGGTGGGCTTGTAGAAGTTGATGGCACAGGGTTTGGGTGTGTTTTGCTTAAAGTAGAAGTTTTATTGGCGATAGAGAGGCCTTGGTTTAAGTTAAAAATACATGAAAATCCGCCAGTAGGAGAAGATTTTTATTTCTGGTCGAAAGCAAAAAAAGCAGGTTTTCGTATATTTGTCGATTGTGATATTAAGATTGGGCACCTTCATACTTTTTGTGTAGATGAAGGTACTTATTTTGGCTATAAATATGCACAGGTTTGGGATAGGAATGAGAATTCTGAAAAGGCGGTGGGCGCTCCCGGGCCGCTTTCCCAAAAAAATAAATTAGAGATATAAAAGATGGCTGGTTATATCCAAGAGACTGTTTTAAAAACCGCTCCAACTGCAAAGCCGGTTGATTGGGGTACTACTGTAAAAGATCATTTGCGGTTGCCTCGTGATTATATCGATGAAGATATAATATTAGAGCGTATTACTGATGCAGCGATTGATAATGTAGAGCAGTATTTAGGGCGAAAATTAATCACCCAAACGTGGTATGCTTATTATGATGATTGGCCTGATGATGATTATATAATTTTACCCTTTGGTAGTTTACAGTCTGTAACTGCTATTAAGTATACTGACACGGATGCATCTGAATCTACTTGGAGTAGTGCCGAGTATCATGTAGAGACTGAATCACAGAAGGGCAAAATTGTTTTGGCTTATGGATATACTTGGCCTAATGAAGTTTTAAAAACCAGTAAGCCAATAGAAATAGAATTTGTTTGCGGTTATGGTAGTACGAGTGCAAGTGTGCCTGGGCCGATTATACAAGCGTTATTGCTTACTATTTCTTCGTTATTTGAGAATAGAGAACCTTTTGTGGTTGGTATGAATTATACGCCTCTTCCGACTGTCGAGAATTTATTAGCTAATTATCGATTGGATATTATCGTATGAGAGTAGGAGAGTTAAGACATAAGGTAACTTTTCAGAAACCAAAGTTTATTAATGATACTTGGGGCCATGGTAATCCTTCTTGGACAAATACTCAGGTTGCTTGGGTTTCTATTTGGCCTATGAGAGGCAATGAGCGGCTTGAATCTATGCAGTTAAAAGAGCGTGTGACTCATAAAGTTCGTGCTCGTTATATGGAAGAGCTATCTGATATTGATACAGGGTGGAGAATAAAATATAAGCCAAAAGGTAAAACTACTGCTCGTTATTTTGATATTAAAGCTGCTCCAAATGTAGATGAGCGGAATATATATTTTGATATTTTGGCAGAGGAGATTAAAAACTAATGGCAACATCAACAGCAAGTATTGACGGAATATTAAAAACAAGCTCTGGCTCTGCGGGCACGGTTGTTCAAACTCATCAGCGCCATAGAACAATAAAAACAATTAGATTTGATTGGACTTCTACTACTGGTGGTGCTGCTGAAGATCAAACGGATGTTTTGGTTAGCGGTAGGGTTTTGAGGGTTTGTTTTATACCTGGCGCAGGAGCAAATCAACCGACAAATAATTATGATGTGATAATTGAGGATTCAGACGGTATTGATGTTTTGCAAGGTCTTGGCGCTAATTTGGGTAATATTAATGCAACCGATGTATTCCCGGCATTGACAAATGGCACTAATGGTAATTCGATTCCTGTAGCAGTAGATAGTAAGTTGGCATTGATTATAATCAATGCAGGTAGTGCTAAAACAGGGTCCGTGGTTATTTATTATCTTAGTAATGATCGGAATTAAATGGCAATAACTAAACGTCTAAAACAAAGAGTATATAGTTCATTTTATAAGCGTTCTATCAAAGAAGTAGTTGAAGGTGCAGAACTTGAATGGCGTGGTGATGCAACACTTCTTGTTGTAAATAAAATTTTAGATCAAGTAGGTAAAATTGGTTCTGCAATGGTTGCGGGTACTGCTCGCGCTCTTGTGCCTCGTGATACAAGAAATTTACACGATTCTATTAAAGCTAAAAGAAGTATTTTTTATCGTAATGCCTCAGATGCTCCGGTAACAGAATTTCTTATAGAAGCTGGTGATAATCAGGATATTGATTATGCTTTTCAAGTAGAGGCTGGACGGTATTATAAAACAACTGGCACACGAGTTCCTGCGGTTCCTTTTATGAGGCAGGCATTTGCCAAAAATAAACAAAAGATCAGGCAGATGTTTATAAACAGATTAAAAAGTCGGTTGAGTTAATGGATGCATTGTTTAAAGCTTTTTATGATAAGCTTACTACGGCAGGAGACCTTAATACCGCTGTGGGTGGCAGGATATATCTGCATAACTCACCGACTGGAACTGCCTTGCCTTATTTAGTTTATCAGCACATTAGTGATGATACTGATTTTAATTTTACTTCTACTTTTGACACATTTAGAATACAAGTTTCTATTTTTTCAAGTTCGATTGGTAGCGGTACTTCCCAGGTATTAAATATTTATAATTATCTAACTACTTTGATGGACGATTGCGATTTAACAGTTACAGGGTATCAGTTTTTAAATTGCGAAAGACAATTTGCAAACCTTTCTAAAGATTCTGACCAAGATATTTGGCATTATGTGGTTGATTATGAAATCCTATTGAGGAAAGATAGTTAAAATGAAAACCTTTGTAGTATTAGGTATGCATCGTTCGGCTACTTCGCTTGCGGCGCAAGGACTTGCTAAAAGCGGTATATTTATGGGCGATAAACTTTTAGGGGCTCATGAGTCTAATCCTTATGGCCATTGGGAGGATGTAGACTTCATTCATTTTAATGATAAGATGCTTGCTATGGCCGGAGGTAGTTGGGATAATCCGCCATCTAAAGATAAAATTAAAAAACTTGTATATGAGAAAATAGATGAGATAAGAGATTTTATAAAAAGTAAACAGCGCGAACCATTTTGGGGCTGGAAAGATCCAAGAACGGTTTTAACCATTGAATTATTTATACCGTTTTTAAAAAATCCTCATTTTATTACTTGCTTTAGAGATCCTATGGAGGTTGCGAAATCACTTAATAAACGAGATGGGATGGATATTAAAAAAGGGTTGAGGTTGGCAAGTATTTATAATAATCGTTTAATTGATTTTCTTATAAAGTTCGGGAGCAAGCATGAAACCTATTTATGAAGCATGGTTTTGTCATATTGAGGTGACAAATTATTGCTGGAAAGATTGTGTTTATTGTAGTCGTTTTTCAAGGCATATACGAAAAGATCAGCGTGTTCATATGAGTCTTGAAAAAATTGAACAAGCTTTAAATTCTCTTAAAAATTGGCCTAATCGTATTGGTATTATTGGTGGAGAGCCTACTATTCATCCTCAGTTTAAAGAAATATGTGAATTGCTTCTTGATTATAACCCTGGAAGTAAATATGGGCTTTGGACTACTGGGGGGAAAGGGTATCTTAGACACAAAGATGTAATTGATAAAACATTTACTAATTTTGTGGCTTATAATGAGCATAATGAAAATCAGCAAAATGTGTGTCGTCATCAGCCTGCTACTTTAGCAATTGACGATATTGTTAAAGACGAGGAATTAAAAAAGAATTTAATTGATAATTGTTGGGTGCAACTTAATTGGTGTCCATCTATTGGCGAAAAAGGTGCTTTTTTTTGTGAGGTTGCTTATGCAATAGATACTATTCTTGACGGGCAAGGAGGCTATGAAGTAAAACCTAATTGGTGGTTAAAGAGGCCTGTTGATTTCGCCGATCAAGTCAATCGTTATTGTGGTCGTTGTGGCATGGCTGTTCCTTTTACAAGGCAGCTTTTAAAAGATAAAAGAGAGTTAATAACCCGTGGTAATTATGATCTTTATAAATTGCTTAATTTACCTTGTATGGGTGATGATGAAGTAGAGATATTTGATGAAAAATTAACAGCAAAAGATATAGAAAAATTTAGATATGGTTGGGACCCAAGAAATTATCGTGGAGACCTTCATAAAGACGGAACGGTGTATAAATACAAATGATATATGATTGTTTCCAGTTTAATGGAGAGTATGATTTACTTGAGATTCGGCTTAATCATCATGCTGCTTTTGTAGATAAGTTTATCTTAACAGAAGCTACCTATACTTATAGCGGTAAGCCAAAAAGGCTTTATTATGACGAAGTAAAAGATAAAGAACCTTTTGTTGATTTTAAGCATAGAATCATTCATAGGGTGTATGATGTATCTCCAAAAAAAGATTGCTTGCCTAATGGAAGAGGTATATGTAGTTATGAGCATGATCAGCGAAATTATTTAAAAAAATATAATTTTAAGTCTGACGATCTTATTATTTATTGTGATTGTGACGAGATTATTCGCAGTGGTTCTGTAATAGAAATAGCAAAGCAATATGAGTCTATTGTTAGCTTGGATATGGATCTTAATTGGTATTATTTTAACTGTATAATGGCCCCTGATTCAGAATTTCAAGATGATTATAGTATGGAGTCTTGTTTTAATCGTCGATGGCGGATGGGAAAGATTGTTCGCCCTGGCCATTTAAATGTTTTTGCTAATCTTTATGAATTACGGCAATTGTATTTATGGGATAGAAGGGGTGAAATTTTAATTAAAAATGCAGGATGGCATTTTTCAAATCTTGGCTCTGGTAAATCAATAAAAAGAAAGCTTGATAGTTTTTCGCATAGTGACGAGTTAAACAATAAATATTATATAACGCCCGAAGCAATAGAAAATAGAAAGAAGAGGTTGCAAGACCCGTTAGGGAGAGATGTTAGATTTATTGCAACTGAATTAGATTTGCCGCCGTATATTATTAATAATATGCATAAATATGAGGGTTATATTTTAAATGCATGATATAATTTATGATTCAGAACATCAGGCAAAAAATATACATTGGTTAGAATTTGAGCTTTCTAATAATTGCCAGTATGCTAACGAGCATAAATGGTGCCCGAGATATTACGATAAAAGAGATCTTACTTTTTTAAGTAGCAAAATTATTTATAAGGTAGTTGAATTTTTTAAACAGTATGATTTTTTTGGTAGGGTGTTTTTAAGTGGTTATAGCGAGCCGACTATAGATCCAAGACTTATCGATATTGTTAAGTATATAAAAAGGGAATTGCCGAAGGCTCAAATTTGTATGTTTTCAAATGGTATTGCTTGTGATGAAGTAGTATTGAGAGAAGTAATAGAGGCGGGTGTTAGTTGGATCAAATTATCTACTTATAATAAAAAAGAAAGGAAGAGGTTGAGTGCGATAGCATCAAAGGTGCCTGGTGTGATGCTTATTCCAAGAAAGATTGGTGGTGCTGATGATGATATTGATCCAAGGATATATGCATACGATAAAGGAGTTATTGGGTGCGGTGGCCCTTGTTATATGCCTACATTATATTATTTTGTTCGTAATAACGGGGATGTAAATATGTGTTTTTGGGATTGGAAGTATACTCAGGTATTTGGTAACTTATATAATGATTCAGTCGAATCTACTTTGATGAATAAAAGAAGACTTGAAATTAATAGAGAGTTGGTTAATGGCAATAGAGCTTATTTAGATGTTTGTAATGCCTGTAAATTACCTCATTATCGTTGCACAAGAGAATATCGGGAGCATATGAAATTATAATGGCTTTTAGATTACAAAATAAATATACATTTTATCATATTGGTAGAACTGGTGGGACGAGTGTTAAACAATTTATGAAAAAATTAGGGCCAACTAAGGAATTTGGACACCATCCTGGAATAATGGGGGTTCATTGTTGTCCATTTGATGTTGATGATCATAAGCCTGATTATTCATTCTGTATTGTTCGGCATCCATTAACTTGGTTGGAGAGTAATTATAAACATATTAGAGGCCGTAAAGGTTTTTTTAAACATTGGGTTAATGGGAGAAAAAAAAGTAAGACATTTGAGGAATTTATAAATCATGTTATTGATATTAGGCCAAGGGGTTATGTAACAGAGACTTATTCATTATTTATGCCATATTGTAAATATATATTAAGAACTGAAAAATTAAATAGCGAAATTGATCAACTTTTTACTATGTGGGGTTTTAATGATCTCCCTAAAATGACAGCAGTTCATGTTTCTCCTAAAAAGAAATTTGATTTATCTTATAAAACCAAAAGAAGGTTTTATGCTGCTGAAGCAGGAATAATGAAATTTTTAGGATATGAGGAATTATAATGAAAATAGCTGTTTTAACGGTATGGTACAATGAAAAAGATTTAGCTCGTTTATTTTGTCACCATTATGCTTTTGCAGATTGTATTTATATTTTGTTTGATGAAAGTACTAATGATGGTTGTGAAAAAATAGCAAGTGAATTTTCTAATATTGTTTTAACTGGTATTGATCTTGGTGGAGTAATGGATGATGGTAAAAAACAAGGATATATAAATGCCATTATGCCAATGCTTCTTGATAGATTTGATTGGGTATATAGTGTTGATGCAGACGAATTTATTGAGCCAAAAAATAGCGAAAGTCATTGGCCTTTTTTAAAAAGACAAGACGGTAATCTTTGTTATGCCCGTATGTATCAAGTTTATCGTCATAAGACAGATAAAGATATAAATGAAAATAAAATGCCAATGCCGCAAAGAAAATATGGCGACCCTAATACCATAACGGGAATGAATGGTCGTTTTAGGAAGCCAATAGTTGTTAAAAAAGGAATTAATATTGCTTGGTTGCCTGGTTGTCATCAATATATTAAAAATGATAGCGTGGCCGAATGCAAAGAAGAGATGATTGGCGCCCATTGGCGTATGGCAGATCCTAAATTAGCTGTTAGCAGAAGGCTTAAAAATCGTAATAGGCAAGGAGAAAATAATTTAAAAAAGGGTTATAGTTTTCATAATCATAATATAACAGAGAAACAGATTTTAGATCAGTGTGATTATTGGAAAGAAAATGGGAGCAAGGTATTATGTTAGTATCAATAGTAATACCAGTAATAAGAAAAGATAAAGCTTTACGATGCTTTGAAGCAATTCATGAGAATGCTGGTATATTAGATTATGAGATAGTTACAGAAGAAGATAAAGAGAGGATTGGTGCCCCTAAGATGGTTAAAAAATTAACTGATAAATCTAAAGGGCAAATGGTAGCATATATTGGTGATGATTGCATACCGCAAAAGGATTTTTTAAAAAATGCGCTCGAAGCGATGGAAACGTTGCCTGATGGTTGGGGGATGGTTGGTTTTGACGATAACGTACGGCTCAAAGGTCAAGTCAAAGCGGCAGCGCATTGGCTGGCCGACAAGCGTTTGTTGCCGTTGCTTGACGGTGAGTTTTTCTGCACTCAATACTACCATTGTTTTTGTGATAACGAATTGTCTTTTCGTGCCGCTGAGTTGGGGAGATATGTTTTTTGCAAAGAAGCCTATATATATCATGATCACGTAATTGTTGACCCTAAAAATGATGATAAGGATTATCGCAGGGTGTATTCAACAAAATGGTATGCCCATGATTTGATGCTTTTTAGAAGAAGAAGGGCATCTAATTGGACTTTTAAGCCTGAAAAAGAAACATGGCAATGCTATAATAAACCGGGAGAGCAAATTTAATGGAAAAAGTAATATTAAGATTATTAAAAGATTGGAATAATTTTAGGAAAGGAAGTATACTTAAACCAAAAAGAGAATTGTCGGCATTGACTATCAAGCAATTAATTAATCAAGGTATAGTAGAACGATACGAAGAAAAGGAAGAGCGATGAAATTAGCCGTAGGAATACCTTTAAGTTGGCCTTATTGCCATAGTGATTTCTTTGATTCTTTTACTATGCTTGATAAGCCAGAAGGTACAGAGGTAATACGATCTCAAAGTGGGCCGATACACGAAATGAGAAATACTATTGTTATGCGAGCACTTGCTATGGATTGTACGCATTTGCTTTTTCTTGATGCTGATATGATTTATCCACAGGATACAATAACAAGGTTATTTTTAAGGAAAAGAAATATTGTGGGGGCATTGACTTTTAAGCGTTGGCCGCCTTTCAATCCGATTCTTTATACCGGAGAGCCTTATAAAATGCGTCTAATGGAACAAATACCCAAAGGCATAACTGAGGTAACTGCTACTGGCACAGGATGTTTGATGATTAATTGCGAGGTATTTGATAATATCGATTATCCTTGGTTTAAATTTGATAAAACAGAAGAAAATAATCCTGTCGGTGAAGATATAGATTTTTGTTATCGGGCACGTGCCGCTGGGTATAGTATACATGTCGATTGCGATATCGAAACAGAACACATGACTTTAATGAGGGTTAATAAAAACCTTTGGAGTTTAAGTGAAAAACTAATGAAGACAGGTCAGGGTGAATTTAATTTTTAGTATAATCTCCCGGGAGCACGAGGAGATTGAATATGTCAACTTATAATGGAAGAGATGCAACGGTAAAATATGGGACCTATACAGTGGCTGAAATGGCTTCTTGGTCTCTTGATCTTAGTAATGAAGAAATTGATACAACTGCTTTTGGAAGTACCTGGGGAAAGAGCGATGTTGGTATGCGAAAATGGTCGCTTTCTGTCAGCGGTCATTATGATCCAAGTGACTCAACAGGGCAATCGGCAATTGAGACGGCATGGGCTGGCGGTAGTTTGATAAATAGTATTAAGGTATATGTTGATAATACGAGTTACTGGGTCCCAGATGTAACCACAGATAGTGCTGCCGGAGGCCGGGTTACGACCTATACAATTAATCAGGCTCATAATACAGTGGCATCGATTAGTTTAACATTGTCTGGATCTGGGCCAATTACATTCGTTTAGAATCGTTTTTAAACGGGTTTATTTAACGTATATCAAGAGATCTTTTTAAACTAATGTTAATATATACGGGAGCAAAATAAACGATGAGAATTAACTTTAATGACCCTAATCCGGGTAAGTGGTTTAATTTTGACGAAGACACATCTATTTGTGTTCGGGTTGCTAATGATAAGTTTTTAAGACAGCTTGAAAAGACACCTGCAAATAAAAAAGACGAAGCCACTTGGGATTATTGTATTGTAGATTGGAAGTGCTTGCTTGATGAAGAGGGCAATGAGATTCCTTGTACAAAGGAAAATAAAATTAAGTTGATGAATGAATCAACTGATTTTATGATGACTATTAATACCCTTATTAATCAATTGGGCAATGAAATAAAAGAGCGCAAGGAGCGCTTGGAAAAAAACTTATCGGGCACATAGAGGGGTTAAGCAATAAGCCTCCTTGTGAATTGTGCATAAAGTATTTAAAAAAGCGTGGAGAAGAACCAGATTGTTTGTCTTGTGTTCCTCCGTTGGAAGAAGAAAATGAGCTTGCAGTTGATATATTTCTCAGGGTTAGAAATCAATTAATTTTTCCACCAATGGGCAAATATCCACTTGGGCTTGATATGAACGTTGTATTAAAAATGCTTGAAATGTTTAATGGTAATTCTGATACACTTGATAAAATTTTGTTTTTAGAAAATCATTTTATATTGGATAAAAGATAGTGGCGTTAAATCTTGGTAAATTATATCTTTTAATTAGTGGTAAGTCTGAGCCATTAAAGAAAGAGCTTGATAAAGCTCATGGTATGGTACGGACTGGTGCTACTAAGATGCAACGAACTATTTCTAATTCTTTTAGGATGGCTTTTTCGTTGCCTGGTTTGCTTGCAGGTGCTGGCGGTATTAGTTTATTAAAAAGTATGAATGATGCCGCAAGTGATTTAGAAGAAGTTGCAAGTAAGTTTGATACAGTATTTGGTAGTCTTAGAGGCAGGGCAAATATATGGGTTGATGAATTAACAGAAAGTTTTGCAATGAGCGAAAGAGAGGCAAGACATTATCTTTCTTCAATGCAAGATCTGTTAGAGCCTATGGGGATGAATGCTGATGCTGCTGCTGATATGTCAAATGAAGTAGTTAGGTTGGCGGCTGATTTAGGATCTTTTAATAATCTTAGAACAGAAGATGTAATGCGTGATATTCAAAGTGCTTTAGTTGGCAACTTTGAAACAATGAAGAAATATGGTGTAGTTCTTAACCAAACTGTTATCGAGCAAGAGGCGTTAAGAAGCGGAATTATAAGTAATAAAAAAGAACTTGATGCATCTACAAGGGCACAGGTTGCTTATAATCTTATATTAAGAGGTAGCAAAAATGCAATAGGCGACCTTGCTCGAACAATGGGCAGTAATGCAAATCAAGCAAAGCAATTAAGAGCAAATTATGAAGATGTAAGAGCCGAGCTTGGGAAAAATCTTCTCCCCATTACGACAAGATATATTAAAGAATTAAATGAGTGGATTAAGGCGAATGGTAAGCTTTTCGAACAGGATATACCTAGATATATTGAAAATACAGGCGAAGCCCTTCAAAAAATAGTTGATATATATAATTTAATCCCGTCTCAAATAACATCAGCGGCTGGCTGGGGCATTGTGGGGACTGCTTTATTTGGGGGAAAAGCCGGAAAGATTATTGGCTTGCTTGCTCTTACTAATAGCGCAATGGACGATCTTGGTATGGGATTGGGTGATTTAGTTCAAGATTCTATTGAGTTTTGGGCAGCCATGAATAACATTGGCGATGAGATGTTAAGAATGGTAGGTTTGATGGATAGAGTCCAAGAAGTAAGCACAAGGAAGTCGGGCGAAAAAACATGGTCTGAAATTGAAGCTGAAAATTTAAGAAATTATTCTGAGTTTTTAGAAAAAAGCAAAGAAAAAATAAAACAGACAGAAGCAGAAAGGTTAGCTGCACTTAAAAAAGAGCAAGATGCTTATATTGCAATGCAACCGGTTTTAAAAACATATCGTGATTCGTGGGAAATAAAAGACGAACGCACCTTTACAGATGAACAAATAGATAAAATTAATCAGCTTAAAACTGAATATATAGATGCGCTTCCTATTATAAAGACTTTTCGTGATTCTTGGGAAGTAAAAGCAGATCGTACTTTTACAGATGAGCAGATTGAAAAAATTAAAGAATTAAAAAAAGGTTATAATGATACGTATGCAGATATTTTAGAAAGTACAAGGGCATTAACCGATAATATGTCTGATGCTTTTACGGATTTTGTAATGACTGGTAAACTTAGCTTTAAAGACCTTGTTAATTCTATTTTAAGGGATTTGGTTAGTATACAATCAAACAGAATATTTACTAATATTTTTTCAAATTTTCCAAGTTTATTTGGTTTTGGGGCATCTGCTACAGGTTCACGAGCAGATGTTATGGGGCAACATGGTGCTTATTTAGGCGAAGGGGTTGTAGGTTTTGGTAGACAAAGCGGCAAATCATACGAATTTCATCCTAATGAGTATGTAATGCCTTCTGACAAAATGAGAGGCGGAGCCCCGAATGTAGAAGTAAATGTGGTAAATAATTTAGGCGTTGAGGCAGATGTACAGCAAACAACAAACCAAATAGATCCTAATAGAGTGATTACAGAAATTATATTAAATGAAAAAATGCATTCAAGAGCGTTCAGGCGTGGGCTGAGAGGTTAGATAGTGAGTGTCGATTATACATGGAGCTGGACTGATATAAATTATCCGTTTGAGATTCAAATTGAAGAGGTTGCCCATGTATTGTTTCATGGATATAGCGGTGGTTATTCTGCTACAAGGCCTGCGGCACAAAAAATGCAAAAGGTATTTAAATTGTATTGGCAAGCAATGACTAAGGCGTCATGGTTAAATTTAGTTGAATTTTGGCGCTCTGTATATGGTGGGGCTAATGCTTTTTATTTTGAATTTCCAGAATCATTATATGGTGTAGCAAGTTATGGTGGAGAAAATATTGGCGATCCTGATGATGGTTTTGATACTGATTTAATTGTTGGCTATGGTGAGCCTGCGATATTTACTTGCCGTTTTGCTGATGAGCGCTTAATACAAAAAATAAATGCTCGGTTCCCAAATCATCTTAATGTAAGAGCGACTATTGTTGAGGTAGCTTAATTGTGTCCGTTACACTTCCTGCTGATGTCATACTTGCTAAAAATAAGTTGTATCAAAGTGGATCGATTATTGAGCTGCTTGAATGGCAAGTGTCGGAAACAAGTGAAACTGTTAGACTCGCTAATAGCAATGAAGATATTAATTGGGATTCTTATACTTGGTCTAAATTTTGGTTTGAAGGTGGCGACCATACTGATACCGGAGGTGATAAACCAGAAGAAATACAGATAAAAGTTTCTGCTGTTGATAAAGTAGTACAAGGATATTTAGAAGAACTTGATGCAGGCGGCGTTGGCGATACGGTTATCTATCGCCGAATACATACAGAGCATTTAAATAGTGCATTTTTAACTGCTACTTATGAAATACTTAATATTGATGCTGGCCCGAATAATGAATGGGTAATATTTGATTTAGGGCAAGAAAATTTATTTTTAAATCAATTTCCTGCTCATGTAACAAGCAGAGATTTATGTCGTTGGAAGCCTTCCGATACAACTATTTGCCCATATACCAACAGCGCATCTTGTTCGCGCAGTTTTAATGATTGTGTTTGGTTAGGACAAGAATCGGTATTTGGTGGACAGCCTGGCATTCCTGGCGGTATATTTAATATAGAATCTTTTAGAAGTTTGTTTGTGGTTTCTTATTTAGATGCTAAATTAAATAAAATAGGGGCAATTAAAACATTAGCATTTGATGCGGTAATTGGTGGAGTACAAAGAACTTATTTTGATGCAATTATTATTCCTGGGGATAAGTCACAATCTGTTTCAATTGATGCTCTGGTAAATAAAGCACAGACAGGTATAGCAAATTTAGATGCGTTAATTAATGAAGTTGTTGAAAAAACGATTGGAATCGATGCTAAATTAAATGCTGTAAATAGCACGATTGAAACAGTATTTGATGCGGTACTTTATGGTGAAGTAATAGTACAAATTGATTCTTATTTAAACAAGACACAGATAAGCACAACGAATTTAGATGCATTAATTGGAGAAGGCGGGACAGCTCAATTTTTTATTGATGCAATAATACTATTAACGCAAACCACCACATCCCTTGATGCAACACTTAAAAAGACTTATACTGAAACAACTTCAATTGATGCTGTATTATATGGCGTTAAATCTATAAATTTAGATGCATTAATTCAATCGATAAGCAATTTAAATATTTTTAGCGCCGATGCTTATTTACAAAAGACACAGACAAGTACTTCAGATTTTGATGCCAAACTTAATATTAGTGGTCAGACAATAATAGCAGGAATTGATGGGCAACTTTATGCGAGTAATTCTTATTATGAGGAGATAAAATTCGATGCTATATTATATGGTGATTTTGTTGAACAACCGGGTGGAGGCGTGATAGAAGAACCTGGCGGTGGAGATTATGTCGAAGAGCCGAATTAAAATAAATGATTTAATTGGTAAGCCATATAAAAAGAAAGGCCGTGGTCCTGATTATTTTGATTGTTATGGGCTTTGTATGGAAGTTAGCAGTCGATTCGGCACAGAACTTCCTAAGTTAAAAGATCTTATTAGGCATAAATTTATTTCTCTTGATGGGCCACAAGTTGGGAGCCTTGTGTTAATTGAAACAGACGGTACAAGACATATAGGTATAATGATTAGTAAAAAATCTTTTCTTCAAATTAAAGATATTGACCAGCGGGGAGTTCATAAAATACGAATAGATCATCCGTTAATTAAAGACCGCATTGTTGGGTATTATAAATATGTCGGGTAGTTTAATAAAAATAGATAATCCTTTTGAGCCTTTTAAAAGAGATTATATTCCTATTCCAGAGATGGAAGGGCGGACAATTTATAGTCTTATTGAGGCAGCAGAAGAAAAGCGACCTGTTATAGTATTAAGAAATAGCGTATTAGTTGAAGATTATAATACTCGGTTAAAAGCAAATGATGTTATCCATATATACCCAAGGATTGAAAAAGATGCTGTGCAAGCGGTTGGTTTAATTGCACTTGCTGTGGTAGCTTCGTATGTTGTTTCCCCTTATGTTACTACGGCGTTGACTCCTGCCCTTGGTGCTACAGGGGCTGGGATTGCAGGTGGTGTTGCTGCGGCGGCTGTAATAACTGCTGGTGGTTTATTATTAAACCCTGGTTTATCGGGTGGCGGAAAGCCGTCCTCTTCTTCTGAGGACTCCCCTACATATCATTGGGATATAGACGCAAACCCTGCAAAAGAAGGGCTTGCCATTCCTGTAATTTATGGAAGTGTAATTAGCAAACCTGCTGTTATAAATCAATGGATTGAAATTGATAGTAGTAACGATCAATGGTCGCATACATTATTGTTAGTAGCAGAAGGGGAGACAAATAACGAGCCTACGGTAGATGATATATATGTTGGTGATCAATTGCTTTCTTTTTATGATGCTGATGATTATGCATTGGTAACAACAGATGGAAGTGCAAGCCCAAACTGGGGTAGTAATACAGATTTTACAACCCCTCACCAAATGAGAAATATTGATAGGTATCTTTATTATACTCGTGCATCCGCTTTTATTTTACATTTTGATGGGGACAATGGGAGCACTACCATAGAAGATGATTCAGATACTGCCAATATATGGACGTGCCAGAATAGTGCAGATTTGACTACAAGTCCTGCACCTATATTTGGTAGCGCCTCTCTTGATTTAACATCGGCTAATGCTTATGTGAGTTGTGATAACGAAGAATCTTTTAATATTTGGACAGAAGCATATTATACGATTGAATGCTGGTTTAGAGCGAGTGTTGTTGATGACCATGCGTTAATGGGGCAGAGTAGAGAATTGCCAGGGGCAGATCAATATTTTTGGGGTTTATTTATTGAAAATGGCAATTCGATTGTGTTTAATCAATTTAGAAGAGAAAGTGGTGGGGATCATAAACATTATTATTATAAAAGCGAATCCGCTACCTTAAATGCCGATACATGGTATCATATATGCGTTCAAAGAAGAACAAATGAAGGGTTAAGAATTTATCTTGATGGCGAAAGATTAGGGGATGCCGCCAATACCTCTAATACAAGAATAGATCCACCTGCCGGAACGTGGTATCAGGCGATAGGAAAAGCAAGGCTTACTAATGGAGTAGAAAGCAGTGATGTTAAATATGGCGATTGTTACATAGATGATGCAAGAATAATAATTGGTGGTTCTGCTTATAGCTCATCTTCTTTTGATGCACCAGATGCTGCTTTACCAGATGATAATAACCAGGAATATATTTTTACAACTAAAGGAGTTATTGATAAGTTTACTCTGACATTTAGCTTTCCATACGGAATATATAATATCCAAAATGATAGTACGCTTAATAGCGCAAGTGTGAGAGTTCAAGTCGCCTATCGTAAAACAAATACAAGTGATTGGACAGTAAGTGCTTCGACATTGAGCAAGGCGACAAGAAATCCATATAAAGAGCAAGAGACTTATACTATGCCCAGCCGTGGGAAATATGATATACGAGTAAGACGGCTTTCTAAAGATGATAATGATGCTCGCGAACAGACAACTTTATTATTACAATATGTCGATGAATTTTTAAATTTAACTTTAACATACCCTTATTTACAATGCATTGGAATTTCTTTAAAGGCGCAAGAATTATCTTCTGGTAGAATTCCAACTTATAGGGTATTATCAAATAGAAGTTTAATAACTGCCCCGGATTACGGTAGAGATAATACTCAATCATTAAATCCAACTACTAATGCTTATGGCGCATTTGATATGTTGACAAATGATGTTTATGGTCCTGGAATTGATGCTGCCCGTTTTGATGAGGATGATTGGGAAGATTGGGCAGATTGGACTAATACTACGGTTGATGGTAATAAACGAGCACAATTAAATGTTATATTTGATTCTGTTAGAACCGTCGATGAGGCGTTACAATTAATTGAAGATTGTGGTAGAGCAAGGATAATAAAAAGAGGAACAAGTTTTTCTGCTCTTATTAATAAACCTGTTACTGCTTCGGCTTTATTTGGCGCTGGCAACATTGTGCCTCAAAGCGATCATGTTAAATGGGTTCGTCAGGCAGAAAGATCAGATGCGGTTGAAATTGTTTATCGTGACTTAGACCTTGAATATATTGAAAAAACTGTACAATGGCAATCATCCACGTTTAGGTCATTGTCAAGGCAGCCAAGAATTGTTAGGCTCAATATGTATGGTATTAATAATAAAGATCAAGCGGTGAGAGAAGCCATATTAAGGCAGCAAATCAATGATTCTATTTTAAAATCAGTAGATTTTCAAAGTGGGCTTGAGGCTATTCCTGTCACAAGCGGAGATGTAATAAATTATCAGGCAAGCATTAATTCTTTTACTGGAAGACTTCCTTTAGATAATGATAGAAATGATGAATGGACTGGAACTACCGTATATCTTGATCAAGAAATAAATCTTGATAGCTCTATATTTTCAGGGAATTGTATATTAATGGTTCGCGATCCTGATGATACTTTACAAAGTTATATAATAACAGGTCCATTTGATACTAATACATGGACTGTTACAATTAGTTCCTCTGGCACTTTTAATCAATACACCCCTTATACTATTTGTAGAAATACAGGAGATGTATATCAATACAAAATTGAAGAAATGAAAAGAAGCAGCAAATTGGATATAAAAATATCTGCATTGCAGTATGATTCAACAGTGTATTATAATGATAATTATGAATCAGGAAGCGTGGCAATATGAGTAATACATCAAACCTTGATTTAGAAAGACCTGATAAGGGAGATGATGATTGGCATACATCTCTTAATAGTAATTTTACAAAGCTTGATACTGGATATGGAAATAATGTTGCTTCCATCGCCGACATACCTGAAGTTTACATTGAAACAGGGACTTTTAATTCAACTTCTGGAGACACAATAACTTTGCCCAAATCAGTCGATGCGGTTAACGAGTACAATGTTACTATAACACCGACAAGTAGAGGTGGAGCAATTGGCGATGTTTATGTAACAAAGACCACAAGCAATTTTGTTGTTTATTGTTCAGAGGTCAATACAATAGATACTTTTGCTGCGACGATTTATTATATTGGCGATATAAATTCATATGGTGGGTCGATATATCGTAGATATTATGTAAGCCCAGATGCGTCTATTACAGATCATAGCGACGATACTGATACAGGTTCTTTGGCATGGATTTTGGATCAAATAGGGGCAAGCCTTGCTACGATAGAATTGCCCGGAAACAAAACTTATAATATTACTGCAAATGATTTAACAATAGGTAGTAATATAAAATTTATTAATCAAAAGGGTGGGATCTTAAATATAAGTAGCGGAAAGACAGTAACTTTTGATCATACAAGTCAAATTCAATTTAATTTTTGCCAACAAATATTTAGCGGCTCTGGGTCTGTTGTTTTTACAAATGGCGGGACTGCTTATGCTGAATGGTGGGATGTGGATGGCACTGCGGATGAAGTTGAAATAAATTATGCGTTGGGTTCTGGTGCGGAAGAAGTTCTTTTGCAAGGCAAGACCTATACTTGCAATGACGAAGTCACTGTCCCTAAGAATGTAAATTTAATAGGTGTTAACCCAAAAACAACTGTTTTGGATTTTGGTAGTGCAACAGGGACTTTTTCTAATTCATCTTGTGTATACGCCGCTGGTGATGGGCTTACTGAAATTGGGGCTTTAAATACCAATATTACCAAAGGAACTAATACAGTGGCCTTTGCGTCTACCCCGTCTGTTAATTATGGAGATGTTATTATTATTCATGATACTGATGATTATTCATATTCTGGCTTTAGAACATATTACCAAGCGGGGGAATATGGGGTTGTTGAAGAGGTATCAGGAAATAATATAGAGCTTTCGGTTGGTACGTTTTCTGCTTATACGGCTGATGCGAATACACTTGTTTTTAAATATAATAATCCTACAAGCAGTCATATAAAAAATATTAAAGTTATCGGAGATGATAACTCTTCTAACGAGGCAATAAGCATTGTATATGGGCAAAATGCCTTGGTTGAAAATTGCCATATAAAATTCGAGCAAGGCCAATATGGGCTAAATATTCAACAATGTTTTAATTGTAGAGTAAAAAATGCGACAAGTGAAATTCATAGCCTTATATCTGGTCAAACGTCTGCGTATCCAATTGGTATTTTTAATAGCCAAGATATAACTGTTGATAATTGTTTTGCTATTTCTCCATGGCATGCTATTACAACAGGCGGTGGGACTGGAAACGGGAAAGTAGTAAATAGAAATATTAAAGTGGTTAATTCTACTTTTCTTAGTAATGATACATCGTCTTCTGGTCTTGCTGCTGATTTTCATGGTAATACAGAACACTCAATTTTTGAAAATTGTTATTGTCAAGGAATTGCTCCATCTGGTAATTTTATAACAGTTTCTAATTGTGATATTTATATGTCAGATAAAAGCTATGCTATGGTAATAGGAGAGCCGACAGGATTAGACTATGTTATTAAAAACAACAGGTTTATAATTGATGGAGATCCTGCAACCTCAAGAGGAGCAATGATTAATATAGGTGGAAATGAAAATCATTTGACATCTAATACGGCTGCTGGAGGTACGTTTGAAGTTGTTGGTAATAATGTTATTTATAATGGTACTGCTGACGGTTCTACGTCTCTTATTAGGATAATTAATCGTGGATGCACACAAGACAATATGAAAATATTTATTGAAAACAATAAAATAAAAGGGAACTATTCTTCTACTGGGCATAAGTATGCTGTTGATATTGATGTTGTATCTGGCGCAGCTTTTAATAATGTGTCTATTAGTAATAATTATATATATGGGTATGGGATAAAACTTGAAGGGGTGTTGGCAATAAATATTGATAATAATGTGTTAACAAATGGTGGTTCAGAGGGATTAAGACTTGATTTTGGTACGGTTGTGACCGGGACTCCTGGGATTTGGAAAATAACAAACAATATTATAAAAGAATTTCAGACCACAGGGATTCGGGCAACGGGAGACGCTTCTCAATTAATTACTCATTTAGTTGTAGACAATAATGTGGTTACAGAAAATTCTATTGTTGATACTGGAACAGCTGCATTTAATTCAGCGTTATACATATATAGGGCAACATCTGCTTATGTTAGGGACAATGTCTTAGGGGGAACAGGTGCAGGACAAGATCAACCAGCAGCGTATTATACAATAACGACTCTTTATGATGGGGCAAATATATACTTTGGTACTGGTTCTGGATCTGAAATATATTCATCGATTACAAGTCAAAATGAAATTGTTTATTCATCTGTTTAAAGGTTTTTAAAATGAAAAAATTTATTACTCACAATCCATTACTTATGTCTATTATAGGTCTTGCTGTATTGGCAACGATTGTATGGGCAACAGAATGGCAAGATTATAGCGCATTGTCAGGGGAACCTGCTTCAGGTGATGATTTATTGATACGGGATGTTTCTGCTACTCCCCCTGCCGATGGCACATTAAAAAGATTGCCCTGGTCGGATCTTAAAACTTATGTTGCAAATGGAGCAAATTATTGGACGGGGAGTCAGCAAACTTATCTTACAAGCGAAATAGTTGTTAATGATGAAGCATCATTGTATAGTGCCTTGGATGGTGTTGATCGATTTCTTGAACAAAATGACCCTGACCCTGAGTTTGGAGTAAACGATACTACCAAAGGTTATTTATATTTGTACGGTGACAATGATGTTTCTGGGGCACTTCAAAGATGGTATAATTCGGCTGGCGAGGACACAGATGAGCAGTATTGGCAAGTCGAAGCAAATGGGGCAGATTATAATTTAGGGCCAACAAGTGATCCTGATATGTTTAAATTTGGAAATAATGGAAGTCTAAATCCTTCTGATTCACCAACTTATACAGGCTGGCATGATATTGATGATGAAGGTGTGTGGTCTATAGGCGCAGTGGATGCAGATGTTAATACCGCTACTGGCGATACTACTTCAAGGTGGAAAACGCTTCAAGGAAATTCTTTAGTAGACTATTTAATCGCAAATGGAACGGATGAAGAACTACAGACTTCTAAAGTTATTGATTCATCAGCAGGCATTGAAGCAACTTATTTTGATGGAGGGACACCAGTAGAAGCGAATTCAGACGACCCTTACGATCTTCAAACAAACTATCCAAATGTATGTAGTTATGTTTTTGTTTCTGGTAATGTGGCCGCGACAAAAAACTGGACTCTTCCCGATAGCGGAATATGTGATACTTCGCCTTCAGATGGATCGATGAAAAATTTTATATTTATAAATAATGATTCAGATCATGATTTAGTATTAGATCCAGGCGACTCTGGTACTAATTATTTTCAGGTTTTTGGATCACAAACTGAAGACTGTGATCCTGGCGAGGATCTTTATATTGATTATAAGGGCGCCGTGCAAGTATTTGGGCGGACAGCAGATGTCTGGTATATTTACCCATTAAGCGGAACTGATGTTTTATGTGGCAGCTCGCCATAAAGGAGAAAATATGCAAGTACTTTATAGGATATCAAGCGGTGAGGTTTTATCTGTAGATTTTACAGACGCGAAAGATTATAGTAGTTTTATTGATAATGGCTACCATGATATATTATCTAATCCATCCACTCCTAATGGCACAGAAATATGTGATTTATCAGGAAATAGAAGGGTGTTAGGGTATGCAAAAATAGTTGACGGTGCTACTATTCGAAATGCGACCCAAGAAGAAATTGATACATTTCAGGCTTTGCGAGAAGATGATCAAAACAAGGAGGTGGCTAATAAGGCCAAATTATATTTTCAGAATGACCCTGTATTTAGAAGGGTAATGGTAGCATTTGCGGCTATCGTAGTTAATGAGTTCAATATACTACGAACAATACATGGTTTGCCGGATAGAACTTTATCTCAGTTTAAAACAGCAATAATCAATCGGATTAGCAAAGATGATTAAAAAACTAACATATATTCTGATATTTTTAGCTTTCGCCAGCAGCGGTTGGGCGGCAACCTATAATTATTACTTTTCAGATGATGCTGCTGGAAATGCTGCTGGTAATGATACTACTGGAGACGGGTCTATAAGCACGCCTTGGAAAAGCTTATCTAAGGCGCGAACCGAAATAAACAATAAAAACTCTGGCGATACCGTCAACTTGTACTTCGACCGTGGAGACACTTGGTCTGACGACACAAAAGCACTAAACGGAACCACGCTGCGCATATTATTAGTAGACACCAATGACCCAATAGTGAATATAGACGCTTATGGCACAGGTAATGATCCTATATTTGATGGCGAAGTTACAGATTTTAGCACAGTGGGGGAAAGCAATTGCACCAGCGCACCATGTTTTTATACTCGTTTTTTTGAGTTTCAGCGAGAAAATTGCAGCATATCAAATGTGGAAATCAAAGATGTTTATGGACATGCGATATATCTAAGGGATGATGCTGATTCGTTTACACTTAGCAACTCGTTAATTCATGATTTTGGTTCTTCGGGGATAGTTCCCAGAGGTGCAAACGGTATTGAGAACAGCACTGTTCAATATAACACCTTTCACTCAGGACAGCTTCTATATGAGAACACAAAAAGGACCGGATGGGGGGCAATGATAGATCTTACGGCCTCCGGTAGCGGTTCGAGCAGTTCGTGTAAAAATAATACTGTTAAATATAACTTGGTATATGACAGTGGAGGCGAAGGAATAAACGCGCCAAGTTCAGTAATCGAATACAATGTCGTGGGTGATACTTTCTCAACCGCTATAAATACCTCAGCGCATGATTATGATTATTTAGACGCTATTGTCAGGCACAATTTTGTAATTGCAAGCAGTTCACTTACTTACGGATGGGCAACATGTATCCGTATTTATGATGAGGCAACGGGTGGGGATAACAGCGCAGCCGACATAGAAGTATACGGTAACATTTGTATAAATAGACAGTACGGACTTAGAATGTATTGTTCTGTTGAATGTAATAATCCGTATAATTCGATCAAGGTGCATAATAATCTCTTTATAGATAATAGAGAAGCAAATATTCTGATCAATAACGAAAGTACTGATTTTCCTGTTGTGTATTTTTATAATAATGTGTCGATCTTGTACGACAGAACAGGGTCAAATCATACCGACCCAGGTGGGATTGCTCCGGAAGTTGGGTGGGAGATTTCAAACAATGCCTTTTGGACAACGGGTGGGTCGCCATCGTATGATAGTGATTTTGAGACTAACGCAATTGAAACAGATCCAGAGTTGACTGGAGAACCTTCTATAGATTGGGATGGTCAAAGCGGATCTGGATACTATAATAACATAGATTTTGATACTCATTTACTTCCAAATATGGATTCCCCATTATATCAAGCGGGGTATAACATTGGGTCATATACCGCTGCCCAAAAAACTTTTTTGATTACAGGTTCAGATTTTGAAGATGTTACAGACGGCTCGAGTGCGTTTGAGACATCAGAGGGCAGCGATCCTTTTGATATAGGCCCGTGGATAATCGGAGCATCGCCGGAAGAAATAATCTATCAAATTCAAGGCGGTGTACCGTCAGGCGGAAAAATAAACTAATGCAATTAACGCCGGCGATATTAGAAGAACAAACGCTAAATATAAAAATACAATATCGTCTTTATATGGCGCAAAGTAGTTTACAAGAAGTCAAAGAGTGTATTGAAGAAGCGCAAGAAATGGCTAAAGATCAAAACGATATTTATTATAAACTAAGAGCTTCTGTTGTGTTGATAGAAGATCTTTTAGCCCAGATAGGAGAGGTAATAAAATGAAAAAAGTATTTTTAGCAGTATTGATGATTTTTTTGATGGCAGGAGTGGCGTTTGCATCACCTTTTTTAGTGTGCGATCCACCTGTTGAAAACAATGTTGATACTTACACAATATACAAACGACCTGTAACAGATCCGCCTACAACGGAGTGGACCGAACATGAGTCAAGTATATCAGCTGAAACTGACGGGTCAATTAAATATGATCTCAACGCCTTTGATTCCGGTGAATGGGAGTTGACGGTAGACGCATGTAATGATAGAGGGTGTGAGCGTGCCGAAAACCCTACTTTTATAACCTTGCCGTCAGCCGTGAGTCCACCGAGAAATATTCGGCTAACGATAGAATAATAACCATAATTATTGAGGAGAAATAAAATGGCAGCAAATTTATACCCGGCAGATCCTCCGGTATATTTACAAGTAGCGGCAAGGGACTACCCGAATAAATTTAAAAAAGGCGACATAGTTGAAGTATATGCCAAGGGAACATTAAAAAGCGATTGGTGTGTACCGCCTGATTGGGTGTGGGCAGAAATAACAGACAAGAGCAAAAATCAAGTGAACGTTTATTTGTCTAATTGGCAAATAAAATTTGTACATACTTTGGATGCGCAAAATGCAAAAGGCTGGCGCTATACGATAGAAGTAGACCCTGAGGTGATTTCTGTCAGTGAGAAAAACAAGTCTCAAATGAAACAAGAAATGATTGATTACCTCTCACCACAATTTACGGATTTTTCCAGTCTTTGGTATAAGTGCTCCATTCACGATTGGAGCCCTACTGGAATTACTCTTGACATCCCAAAGCCTATACAAGGCAATTCTGAATATGATGACACTGATCCAGAATGGATATTGATGTATGAGAGTCAGTGGGATCTATTCAGGCAGGAACTCCGCCATGATTTTCATGATAAGTTTGCAGACGTAGCAGATGTCCGAAGATATTATTTTAATCCGGCTTCTGTTGATAGCGTAGTTGCTTCCGGCGGCGAGTGGTCCGGCACGCATACTCAGGCATTAAACCACATAATAGATAAACTATCTGAATAATGGCAACACTCCAGGTAAAAGAAGGTGGTGGCGGTAGTTATTATGCCACGTTAAGTGCCGCAAATGCTGCGGCAAGTGCCAATGATACGATTGAAATAATCGATACCTGGGATAATGACGACACCACAACCTTTGACATTTCAGATGCTAATCTAACTATTACAGCCGTTGGAGATGCAAGGCACTCTGGATATTATCAAGATGGGTCTGGCGGCCCTCACAGACTGAGGCGGGACTCGTCTGGTGATCATTGCATACAAGTAAATGCCGATGGTGTTACGTTAGATGGTTTGCAAATTTTACAATCTGGCACGGGCAATAGTGATGAATGTGTCCGTATGGCAGACGATGACGGAACGCTTACCGGAACAGATTGTATCACTTGGACGGACACGAATACATCAGATCAAGATGGTTGGTATGCTGGAATAATTGATTGCACCATTAATCTAACAAATTGTATATCCTATGGTTTTGGCAGGGCTGGTTTTCATCCGCAGGTTTACAGCGGAACACATATCCAGACTTGGAACCTAAATAGTTGTACTGCTTGGAATTGCGGGAGGTATAGTGGTGAGGATGATGGTGGAGGAATAAGTATTCTTGGAGATGCAGGTACTACATATAATATAAATTGTCTTTTATGTGTGTTTCTTGAAAATGATACTCAAGATTCTGATGATTATAACCGAAGAGGTGTCTCCGGCACCCAAAACTGGGACATCCACGAAAGTATAGACTCAGACAACTCTATCGCATCTCGTGACGGCAGCGCTGTTAATTGTGCTGCGTCAAGAACTGCAGTCGATAGTGATTCAGGTACAGGAAACTATGTTGTATTTGAAGACATTTCCTCAAGCCCTTATGATCTGAGATTGCAAGACCTGGGAAACTCTAAAAACAATGCCCAGGATTACACCTCTACTGGCACAGGCGCAGGGTTAACAGCGTCAACTGACATCGTCGGAACTTCAAGACCTCAAAATACTAACTATGATGCTGGGGCGTTTGAGATTGTTGCAGGGGCTGTCGGTGGCACATCTACCTTAAGCCTTGATTCCTTAATACAAGCAACACTTTCGAATAATTTTTCAATTGATTCTTTATTGCAAAAAACAGCATCGGTTAATTTATCAATTGATAGTATTTTTACTGCACTAAAAACGATACAAACAAATATGGATGCAGAATTATGGGCATCTTATACAGAAGATTTATCTATTGATGGGTTATTAAAGCAAATAGGGATAGAAACATCGTTATCAGTTGATTCTTTATTACTTAAACAAATAACGCAATTAACTAACCTTGATTCTTTATTAAATAAAGCCGGAGTAAGCCAAACTGTTATTGATGGCTTGTTAAAACAAATAGGGACAGAAACATCGTTATCAATTGATTCTTTATTACAAGAAGCAAATCTAATAAAAACAACTTCCTTAGATTCTTTATTAAATAAAGTTGGGGTAAGCCAAACTGTTATTGATGCACTTTTAAAAGAACTTAAAAGTAGCAATCTTAATATTGATGCTATTTTATATGAATTAGGGTCAGGAGCGGTTACTACTGTTTTAGACGCATTAATTTTATCAATAGGGTTAACAAAGACAACAAGCCTTGATTCATTTTTACAAGCACAAAATCTAAAAACAGCGAGCATTGATTCTATTTTAAATGCAACGGGGTTAACTGCTGATAGCTCACTTGATGCCATTTTATATACATTAGGGCAAGAAACGGTAACGGCTTCAGTTGATGCTTTATTACAACAAACAGGATTAGATTCTACAGCTTCTATCGACTCTTTATTGCAGCAAGCAGGCTTAACAAAAACGACTTCTTTAGATGCCTTATTAAAACAATTAAATGTAACTGCTCAAACATCCTTAGATGCTATTCTTTATTTACTTGGCGTAGGGACGGCGAATACTGTAATTGATTCCGTTATTCAAGAAAGCGGCATATTGGTTACTTTAAATATTGATTCTTTACTTAGCCGATCTAATGAAGATATAACTTTAATTGATGCTTTATTACAAAAACAGGTTGTTTCAAATATTTATGCAGATGCTTTAATTACCAAGGCTCAAACAGGTTTAACAAATATAGATGCAGGACTAATTTATTTACAACAAGCAAGCACAAATTTAGATTCTATTTTATATAATTTTGGTGGCGCTATAACTTACCTGGAAGGTCAGTTAAGCAAACAAGGACAAACGGCAATAGCAACTCTTGATGCCTCAATCTATCAAAATGTATTAAAGACTTCGATGGTTGACTCTATTTTAAGAGGCACCCTTAGCAGGCAAATTGACATTAATGCTTTGTTAAACGGCGAGGTAACTTCAACCACATTAATTGATGCTGTTATTTATTCTGTACTTTATCAGACTGTACCATTTACACAGTTTATAACAATGTCTGAAAAAGCGCAATTTATAACAACATCAACGAAATCACGATTCATTTATCAGATTCAGAGTTAGGAAAAGAGCGATACTTTTAAGGAGATAGAAAAATGGCAGGAGTACTTCAAATTCACGAGTATACGGATACTGACACAGGGGATGATAAAACATCTGATACCGTACGGTTTAAATCAGCAGATGAAACTACGGTTGATGCTACTAACCGGCTTCAAATTCCTGGGGCTGGGACTGATTATTCGTATACCAAACAGTTAAGAGGTTATGTTTCATCTGCTCCAGATACTGACTTTAGTAATCTGGAGGCTTATAGCGATGGGACAAGTGGTTTTGGTACAGGGGTTGGCGTTCAGTATGACGTACAAGAAAATTTTGCTGCAAATACAGATGCCGATATCAGCGGGACAGATATTTTTACTAAAACATCTGGTGCTCCGGTTGATATGAATTCTTGGGATGCTACTTGGACCGCAGGTGAAGGAACAGGGTATTGGGGGTCTATTCTTAGACTTCAAATGACCGTGGCAAGCACTGCAAGCCCTGGGACATTGACGGCAGAGACGCTTACCTTCAGTTACGATGAAACTTGATTAATTATGTTTAACGGGCTGCTTATAAAATCGCTTATAAGCAGCCTTATTTAACATATATCAAGAGATCTTTTTAAACTAATGCTATACTATACGGGAGCATATTTATAATGGAAAAAAGATTAATGATCGGTATCCCGGTCAATAGAAATTTATCACCAAAATTTACAATCAGCCTTCAAAAAGTAATTCATTATCTAATAACTAATAAATGGACTGTTGATGTAAATTATAATAATGGTACTATTTTAAGTAGCCAAAGAAATAAACTACTAAAACAGGCATATGAAGAAGAAATGAATATAATGTTTATTGATTCTGATATGATTTTTACTGCTGATGATTTTAAAAAGGTTTGTGAAGCTGCCAGTGATGATTATTTAACTGGTGGTCTTTGCTTCATGCGTAGGCCACCATTTCAGCCAGTTGCTTTTGCAGAAGATAGAACGGAAACAGAGTATATTTTTACAGGTTGCAAGTTAGAAAACATGCCTTTTTACCCTTTCAAGTGTGCTGCGGTTGGTTGTGCTTTTCTTTTTATTCCTTATAAGGTGATAGATAAAATTTATGAATATTATGATAGGCCTTTTAATATTATACAAATGGAAGACGGTAATACATTAGGAGAGGATTTATCATTTTTTCATCGTTGTAATATAATAGAGATAGAAACTGTATGTGTTCCGAATGTAAATGTTGGACATTTGACAGAAAGAATTATTTACCGCAAAGACCATGAGGCAATATTGAAAATGACAAAAGAAGAAGAGGCAAAAAATGAAAATTAACGATCTTTATTATTGGGAACTTGAATTATCTGATGGCACTATTTGCAAACAATGGTCAGCGGATGGAAAAAATGAATGCAAATGGAAGGATATTAAAGAACTTGATAAAGTAGTTAGAGCGTCCCTTATTCCTAAAATTTCAGCCCTTCCCCGACATGATTGCATAATTGATATTGATAAAGGCGAACGGTTTATAAAGCGTTTTGGTCGCGGTTTTGTAAAAATGAGAGAAGGTTTTGAATTAAGAAGATATTTAAATTGCATAGTAACAAATAAATATAGGCTATGGGTATGGCCTAATGGTCGAGCAATGATTACGCCGCCTGATAGAGAGGTGAGATTATGAGTACATACGTAGAATTAGTTGGTAGAATTGAGCATACACTTTCATCAACGGCAGAAGTACAGCCTACTTTTGATCTATCCGCTTGGTTAAGCACAGATACAATTGCCTCAGTCACTTATAGTGCTTTTGATGAATTAGGAACTGATGTTACCGCAACCGTTCTTGATGCTTTAAAGCATACCAATACTAATACAGTGGTTAAGCCTTGGATAAAAGGCGGCGGGACTAATAATAAACAATATACTGTGCAAATGGATGTTACGACGAATAGTACTGGCGAAGTAATGACATTTTATATTGTTTATAATGTAAAAGATGTTGGCGAAAGATAAAAAAATTTAAAAAAGTGGCAGTTAGGCTTATAATATATATAGGAAGGGGTGATTAAGAAAATATGCCTCAATCAAATTTTACATTATATAGCATTATCGCGATAGCATTTTCGTCTGTGGTTGGTTTTTTTACCGCAGTGCTTGGCTATCATACAAAAAATAATTATGTCAAAAAGGAAGATTTTAAAGAGCATTGTAAAGAAATGAGAATAACTTGTAGTGATCGTATGTGTAAAAAAATAGATGAAATTAAAAATGGCCAGAATATTGTTTTTAATAAATTAGATTTAATTACAAGGGATGTAAGTAATTTAAAATCACAAATTTCAAGTATTGAATCTTCCTTTTTGCAATACAAAGAGGACAAGAGAAATGGAATTAAAAAATTATGATAATGGCTTTTTAACTAAAGAACAAATTTTAAATATTCCTCAAAAGCACCTTCCTTTAGCTGTTTTGTCATATAATCATCGTTCGGTGATTGCTACTCTTATTAATATCCGTAGAAAATCAAGATACAATCATTTTATGTGGATGCATAAACCAGGCTTCTTTGCAAGCCAGGATTGGATTTATCATGAAGTACCTGTTAAGAAGTATCTTAAAAGCCATGAATTAAAGTTATGGCATAATCCTAATTGGAATGATTATGAACGCCATAAAATAAAAGCTAAAATAGATTGGTGGCTTAAAAGACCTGCTTATACTACCCGTTATGATTGGATTGCAATCATAGGGCAGTTAGTAGGATTAGGGAAAACAATAAATAATCCATTTACACGAATCTGCTCTGATTATGGTAGTTTTTTGAAACTGGTGGATTCTCGGTATAATTTACAATCACCAGCGCCAGACCAAGTTAATCGCTGGCTAAAAGATCATGACGGTTATAAGGTATATGGCCGTTATGCAAAGGATTAAAAAGGAGAAAAAATGGAAAGGCTTAATAGATTTTTAATTGCTTTTATTATAGGTTTTTTACTTGGATGGATTCTTGTATTATTTGCGGGTTGTCCAAACGCTTATGCACAAGATGTTATTCAAAAAACAATGGAAGTGCCATATGATCAACCAGAACTATCGTCTATTACTAAAGTAATTAATAATACTGTTTATGTTCAGATTATTAAAATTCTTGATGGCAGTGATGAGATAAAATTATGGTCAGATATACAACTTATTCGAGAGAATTATCCCGATGTAAATAAATATATTATTTATCTTGATTGTTACGGTGGGGTAGCAAAAAGCGGCTTTGCTATTGGGGATATGCTTTCTTCTCTTCAGAATAAATATGAAGTTGAATTACAAGCATCAGGAATTGTCGCAAGCGCCGCAATGATGATATTTTTGTCAATAGAAAACAGGCAAGCAGAACCTAACACACTTTTTATGGTTCATGAATTATCATATGATTCAAGTAGCGTTTCTTCAAAAATGGATTTCAGTGATGTTCAAAGTATGAAGGCAATGTTTGAATTATTGACAGATAGATATGTTGATATTTTGTGTAAAAATTCTAATTTAATGCGAAATCAGTGGACTGAAAAAATGAAAGACACTACCTATTTTTGGACTCAAGATGCTATTGAATGGGGTATGTTAAAGGAGATAAAATGAATAAAATATTAAATTTTTTATTATGTTGGATTGGTTTTCTATTTTTATCTTTTGCAATTGTAAATACCGGCGACTCTATAGGAAGAGTAATATTAGGGGATCTTGGAAGTATTTCTTATGAGATGTCAATTTGGATATTAATCTCATTATGTTGCAATATTGCTTATTTTATTTTAAAAAGGAATAAATAAGATGAAAAGACGATTTTTACAATGGTGGCTGTTAATATGTTTATGCGGCCTTGGTTTGTTTTTCTTTGGATACAATGGTGGCATTGATTATGTTTACAAGGCTGATTTTACCAAAATTACTTTTATTATATTTGCTCTTTTTGTTTATGGGTCTGCTTTAATTGGATTAAAAACAAAAAGAGGCAAAGGCGGTATTGGTATAGCCAAATTCTTTTCGCGTTTAATGCCTATGCTTGGGATGTTCGGCACAGTAATTGGTTTTATATGGATGTTAAAAGTATCTCCTTTTGAAAGTACAGGGGATGTGCAAGCAATGAAATGTATTTTTTCCGATATGTTTCACGGAATGTCCACCGCTCTTGTTACTACTGCGGCCGGTCTTGCTGGCAGTTTACTTTTAAAAGTTCAGGTATTTAATTATGAATACAAAAAATAAAAGAAGGGATGAATCTACCCCTCTTCTTGATTTACTCTTTAACATGCTATTAATATTTTTTGTTTTTTGGGTTATAGCAATGGTTAATATTCAAGAAGAAAAAGCAAAGTCAATTACTACTAAAGCTGAATTTGTAATTACTGTAACCTGGCCACTTAATGATTCTAATGATGTCGATACATGGCTGCAAGATCCATTACAAAATGTTGCTTTTTTTAGAAATAAGCAAAGAGCTATGATGCATCTTGACCGTGATGATTTAGGCTCTGCAAATGATACAATTTATTTGCCAGATGGAACTTTGCTTAAATATCCATATAACCAAGAGATTATGACTATACGAGGGGTTATACCAGGAGAGTGGATTTTAAATGTCCATTTATATAGAAGAAATCAAAATAAAACACCAACCATTGTTAATATAAAAATGGAAAAATTAAATCCATTTGTTAAAACAATAATAATGAAGGACATTATTTTAGAAGATCAATGGGATGAGGTTACTGTATCAAGATTTGAAATGACCAATGCAGGCAAGATTGTTGGTTTTGATGATACTTATAAACAGCTTGTATCGGTAGGGAGATCGGAATAATGTTTGATTTTTCAACGGGAATAGTTATTGGTTATGTTTTGCTTGCTATTTTTTTAGGCTGGAGCATAATAGCAACTAAAGGGTATTACGTATATAAATGTCTTGGTATATTTATACTTGTGTATTATGTACTTATTATTCATTTCTCTCAGAATAATATAATGGGTTGGCCCTTAGAAGCAGATCTTCCTGCAAATGCAAAAATAATATCGGTTAGGATTATTGAACCAAATGATAATCATGAAGGCGGTATGTGGTTCTGGCTAAACGAAAAACCGCAACTTGAACAAGATCTTATGAACATGCTTCAGCCCTCCCAAATGTTTACTTATACCGGAAGCGTTCAACCACGATCTTATAAAATACCTTATGACAGAGAACTTCATAAAAAATTATTTGAAAAACAAAAACAATCCGGCAAAGGTGGCCGGTTTTTAGCCACTGGCAAAAAAGGCGTTAAAAGTAAAAATAATGGCGATCAAGGGCAAGACACAAAAGATCCACCATTTATAATAATTAACCCTATCGAAATACTTCAAAAAAATAAAGAAGGGTAGGTTTACTATGTGCCCAGGAAGAAAAGCTTCATGGGATTTAATAGTCAATACTTGTAAAAATTGTGATAAATTAAAAAATTGCGATGATGGTAAATTATTTTTAAAATTAGAACATAGATTTAAATGGAATCAAGTTACTGATTGCGAAATTATTAAATTGACTGGGAGCAACCATATCAACATTTAACAGCTTTCATGGTTTGCTAAAATGTCAGAAACATGTGCTACATTTGATGGGCAGATTTATCACTGTACTCACGATAAAGCAAAAGATCAAAAGGGGTGTAAGCTATACCTTGCTACATCTAAAAAAGATGATAGATGCTTATATCATTGCGATTATTTAAAACGTTGCGATCACCCTAAGGTATATAAAGAAGTAAAATGAAAGATTGTGAGGTACAAAATGACAACAAAAAAAGTGATTAAGAAAATCAACAGTTGTATTAAGACCGTAGATGTCAAAACACTTATTCAACAAGAACGATTAGATGCTAAGAAAATTATTAAAGATGGAATTGCAGGCCTTCCGCCTGATGAAGTCGCATATGATGAAAACTTTAGACGTGATCTTGGTATTTCAAAACAGCGATGGCAAGACCATGCAAATGATTCACAATTTGATGATTTTAAAGCACGGCTGCCAAATAGAAAACTGGTATGGGGAAATAAAAAAACAATTGATGCTTTAAAGCAATGGGATGGAGTATTATAAAATATGAAAACCGAAACAATAGATAAATTAAAAAGTGAAATTGATCCTGATGAAGAAATAGTTGATCTTCGACAGCGGGTCAAAGATTTAAATAAGCGCATTAATACTCTTAAAAGCAAATATGGTAAATTAAAGACCTTTTTTGCTGATGTGACAGAACATCTTGATATAAGAGAGCAATGTGATATTGTATATACTCCTGTAAAGAAAACAAAGAAAGTTAGCCACCCTATTATAGCAGTCTGTCAATCCTCAGATTCTCATATGGGGGCTATACAAGAACCTGATGAAATTGAAGGGTTTAATAAATTTTCTCCTGAAATATGTAGAAAGAGATCTATATTCTTTACAGAACAAATGATTGAATGGGTAGAGTTGCATCGTTCAAATTATATTTGCAATGAATTATGCCATATAGTAACAGGAGATATGATTAGTGGGGATATTCATAAGGAGCTTTCTATTACAAATGCTTTTCCTGCACCAGTTCAAGTAGTAGAAGCAGCAATACTTTTATCTGATCAAATAGCATTAGAAGCCCCTTATTTTGAAAAAGTTACAGTTGAATTTATTTGTGAAGACAATCATTCAAGACTAACAAAGATCCCTCAGGCAAGCGAAGCAGGACTTAATTCTCTCAATTATTTAGTTGGGTATATTGCAAAAGAAAGGTTAAAAGATCATAAAAATGTAGTATTTAATTTATATCCACAACTCCAAAAAGTAATTAATGTTGGCGCGCGTCGTTATCTTATAACTCATGGGCATAAGGTAAGGGGTTGGGCTGGGTTCCCTTGGTATGGATTAGAGAGAAAAGTAGGCAGAGAATCAATTAAGCGTATGATGACAAATAGCGGTAAGTTTGATAGAATTGTGGCTGGGCATTATCATACGCCATTAGTTCATCCTTGGTTTTGGTTATCTGGTTCTGTACAAGGCACAAGTGCTTATGACCATGGCGAAGGAAGACATGCATTGCCAACTCAGCCTGCTTGGTTTGTTCATCCTAAACATGGTGAATTTGATAGAACTGATTTTGATTTAAGCTCTATCACATAGGAGTATAAAATGGAAGGAAACGATAATAAATTTTCTATTAAGCAATATATTTTATTTAAAATTGATAGAAGTATTGCTGTGCTTGGTTTAATTGGGATAGCTGTCGGGGCGATGGTATGCCAAGATATATCAGAGCCAGCAGCGAAAATCATAACAAGTGTCAGTACTGCTTTGGCTCTTTACGTAGGTGTAAGAGGGAAATAACAGTTAGCCAGGCTTTGTCTTTAAAGGTGTTTTTCTCCTTTTGGCCTTTTTAGATGGGGCCTGGCTTTTATTTTCTTCTTCTTCTTTTAATTCCTTCTTGTTCTACTTTTGAAATCCCACCAGCAATAGATATATTAAATTTTCTATTTGCTCCTTCTGCTAAATCGGGGCTATGGGTAATCATAAGCATTTGAAGATTAAGTTTTTCGCTTATCTGTTTTAATATTGTTACTGCTTTATCTTGCAACCCACGGCTAAGAAAACGAAAAGGCTCGTCAAGGAATAATACAGGTCTTGTTTTCTTTAATGACCATATAGAGGTTTGCAAAGCAAAAGAAGCTATGTTTAGCGGCCCACCCCCACTTGCAATAGTAGGATCAACCCGTTGTCCATTTCTAATAAAATACATATCACATTCAGTACGATTTCTTCTTTGAGTAAATTCTACTTTAAATTCATAGGGTCTTTCAAATACACCAGCAAGCGCTAAAGTAACAAGTTCTGATATATGAAATTCTAATTGCTGCTGTGTCTCTTGGGCGACAAGCTGTATAATAGCTCTTGCCTGCTCTGTGTATTTTACGTTTTGTTTATACTGCTTAATATCTTTAGTGGTATTATCAAAATCTTTTAAAAGCTGTTTTTGCTGCCCTCTTTTTTCAGATAATATTGTTTTATAACCTTCTATGTTCATTTAATCCTTCCAAGGAAAATTATTTTTAACATCATCCATTGCTTCTAAAAATTCATCTTCTTTTTTGCTAATCTGTTTATCGATTGCTTTTAATTCTCGTTCTGCTTCTTTTTTATTTTTACAACCAAACTTATCTTCCATATGCCGAAGAACGCTTTTCATTTCACCTTCTGCTTGTGCAAGTTCGGTCTTTGCGCTTTCAATTTGTTTTTTCATTTTCATTAATTCTAATGTGTCACCATTCATAATTTTTGCTCCTTTTATGTTGTCTTTTCAACCGCCTGCCATACCCTACCGACAACCGAAGTTTCTGTATTATTGGTTTGCATATGGGCTTCAAGATTATTTTCAAAACTAAGACTTAGCTCATAGCTTTGATCTAAACGATCCACATAGGCCGAAACCCTTTTATCTTGTTGCTGTGGAGCAAGATAACCATCAATATGACTTTTATCAATCGCATCTTTATCAATAGGTAAATAAACCGCTTCAACCTCATTTGCATTACTATCCCATAAATAAACCCGTGGTTTATGATCGGCTTGTATAGCAGTTGTTCTCGTCAGACTTCCAGGATTAACAAGTAATCGGTTTTTATATTTAACAGTAAATGCTTTATGATTGTCTCCTGATAAAATTAATTTATATTCAGGATATTTTTTTAATAACCCAGCGGCAGAATAAGCCTGTTGCCCCGGCCAATCTGGTTTGCCTTCTATAACCATTTGATGCGTCATTGCAATATAAGGTTCTTTTTTCTCGCTATGCCTTAATCCTATGCCAAAAGGGAAACTATCTATCTTTCGCCCAAGATGGATTATTATTTTAATGTCTTCTATAATATGGTTCCCTTCAACCAATATACCGTAAGCGCTTTTTTGTTTTAATGCTAAATTATGTTGGGGTAAATCATGTTGCCCTGGTATAGCATAAATAGTTGCCCCATATCTATTAATAAGGCGTATGAATTTCTCAATTAACCAATTAGGCCATTGATGGCGATGGCCTATGTCGCCAGCAATAAGTATAGGGCAATTATGAGTTTTTGCTAAATCAAAAACAGCTTCCACTTTTCTCCACATAGCAGATAAGAAATCATCTAATCTGCATTCAGGGGCAGTGGCTCTTATATGCCAATCGGCCGTTAAAATTGCATCTATGTTTTTTATTTTTTTATTTCTTGTTCGCATAACGGACAAACCTCTGGCATTAATTTATTAAATTTATTTTCTAAATCTTTTTTTTGTTTTTTTAGTCTTTTAATCTTTTGCTCATGTGCTAATAAATTATTCATTGAATAATTTAAATCTCTTTCTATTTCTATTAATCCTTCTAATTCGTTATCGATTTCGCCAATTTTTATTAACATTGGTTCGGCAGCAATAATTTCAGTAGAATTTTTTATAATCTTATTTAATTTTTCAATATCATCAATAAAGGCTTTTAAATCGTCATATTGATCAAATAAATTATCAATCTTCTTATCAAGGTCGATTAAGTTATTAATTTGTCCTTCAAACGCTGTTATCTGCTCATATTTAAACGATCTTTCCTTTATGGCTGTTATGCTATTTATTAAACTATTAAGCCCTGATAAAGACGTTTTAAGGCTGTTTAAATCGCCTTCTAATTTAGATGCTGTATTTAATTTTCGTTCTGCTTCATCCAGCCAATCATACTGCTCTAAATCTTCTTTAATTCGTTTAGCATCTGCATTTCTGTTGGCTAATAAATTTTGTTCACTTTTTAATCTATGATTAATATTGTAAAGGGCGGTATCGATTACATCAAGGTTAACGATTTGATTTAGATAACGAGCTACTTCCCCAGGCGATGATTGAAATAAAAAAGCATTTGTAAGTTGGTGCTGGAAATTAATCTCTTCGATATTAAGAGCAATTGAAATTTCTTCTGGCACTTTTTTACCAAATGCATTAAACACTATTGTTTCTTCTTTTTGAGATAATACATATTTGGCTTTTTTATCTTCATATATCCATTCAATTAAAGTATTATCTGATAAATCAAGCCCAATGGTGCAATTATCTTGCCCCCACCTAATAAAATCAGTACCCATAGGACGATTAGATATTATTTTATTAATGGCTCTAAAGATAGCACTTTTGCCAACATCGCTTTCGCCAAGGAATACATTCACTCCAGAATGTAATTGAATATAGGTATCTTTATGGCTAAGAAAATTTTCTATTTGTATTGAATTAATCATTGCTCCCCATAAATAAATTTTCTTCTATAAACGCTTTAAACTTTTCATTATCACAATACCAACGGCCTGCCATCTTTTGCCCAAGCCCATATTTTTTAATCCAATTAATCATAGTGGGCAAAGATATATCAACTCCAAATGTATCTTTGATTTCTTCTCTTGCTTCTTTTGTTGTGATTAATTTCATATTATTCCTTATGCTCATTATATCGTTCTCGCCATTGCCATTCCTCATCTGCTGCTTCTTGTATTCTTGTGTCCCAATCACAATTCTCAGCCAAATACCTTAAATAACTACTTGGGCAAGAATGTAAATAAGAACCTTTGAATTTGCCCCAAGGCATTATAATTTTAGGATTCATTTAAATATTGCTCCTTATATGATGTAAAAAGTTTTATTCGTTTTTTACGATCTTTGATTTCATTTTCATATAACATTTGATTGGTTGCATATCGCCATGCCATATATTCTTTTTCGTTTTCAACACAAATGACATTAAACGATCTACAAGCAATATTAAATTCAAATCCTTCGTAAACAGGATTAATTATTTTATTTGGCTCTCTAATTTCAAAGCTTGCTTTCATAAGCTGCTCTTTAAGCCTATCTGCATCATAATATGTCATAACGATATCAATATCTGATTTATCAGTAAAAGGACCATAAACAGATGTCCCTGTTACAAATGGCAACATTCTTATGTTTTCATAATAAGGCATCATTTCCCCAAAACCTCCTTTTTACACCATAAAGCAATTAGTAAGGCATCTGCTCTTCCGTCTTTAATACCGCCCCGAGGCCCATATAATTCAGCGGCAGGAAATATTTGTGCTGCTGCGGTAACAGATGCATCTTTACCTTCTGCTTTTTTAACAATTCCTTTTTGCCATTGTTGGGGGCGAACAGTAAAAAATGGTATTTCAAATGCTGCTAATATTCCACGCCAAATACCATAATTGGTTCCAAATTTAAACATACTCGTAACACCTTGTTTGGGCATAGCATGTACATATTCAAGAGCTGCATAAAGTTGGAAAGATTGGCTTTCTTTTATTGGGTCAATAACTGTATGATCGTCTAAAAAACCTTTAATTTTTGAAGCTGTTTGAATCTCATCCCCGGGCCAATCAAAACCACTTATAATGCAGTTGCTTTTATCTATAACTGCAACAGCCCCTTTTGCTCCTGGGTCAATTCCCATAAATAGTTGCATTTAAAATCTCCTACTTCTGTTTAATAAAGCTTTTTCTTCTCTTAAATTCCAAGCTGCATTCACAGCCTTTTGCATTTGTTTTTCAAGTGCATTTGTTTCTATATGTTCAATTAATTTTATTTTGCTTCCTTGAAAATCAATTTCTTTAGCATTATAAGTATTGGGGTGACCAGCAATAATTTCCCAATACTTATTTTTACAAAGAAAGTCAACGCAACTTGCCACATCGTCAACTCCGAGATCATTATATACACAAAATTCACAATCTCTTTTTTTGCCATTTAGTTTATTTTTAACAACACTTGCTTTTAATTTGTTTCCAATTACTATACCAGAATCTTTTATTTCTCCGGCATTTACCAATCTTACTTGATGGGTTGAATAATAATAAGGAGCCTTCCCGCCAGAAGTTGTATATTGTTTTTGCCATCCAGTGGCACCCATTTTTGTTCGTTCTTGCTGAACCATAATTAAAGTGCTATTGGTCTTTTTAAGAAGCCCTTTTATATTCCTTAACATACGGCCTAAAATGTAGGCTTTATTACCTGCAAATGCTTCTTTAATATCTTTAATGGCATATTCATCTTTAGCCCTTAATATTGCATTTTGATATTCTTTTACAACTTCTTCTTCCTCTGTTAAGGCGTCTAAAGTATCGGCAATATAAACAAATGGCTTACAACTACCTTGTTCACAACGATGCAATATATTGCTTTCTAAATCCTGCACCGTATTGCTATAAATAGGTTCATTGTTTTTGTTATATTTAGGAGCGATAACTCTATCATTTGTTTTTTGCCCAAATAAATAGCCCATATCAAATTCTTTAGCTTCTTCAATATCGTCATAAATAAGATCATATTGGTCAAAATCTTTATTATGAGCACAAGCAGCAAAAGTAGTGCAAGCAACAATAGATTTGCCGCTTTGGCTTGGGCCAGGGACGGTTGCAATTTTGCCCTTCTGAAAACCACCAAATGCATTATCACTTAAACAGCAATTTAATAAAGTGATTCCAGTAGGGATTAATTGATCGGTATCAATTTTACGAGGCTGTCTTTTTTCTTTTGCTGAATCGCTAAACTGCTCATGTATTGGCTTTTCTTTATTCGCCCTTCTTCGTCTTTTTTCTGTCATTAATTAATTCCCTTTAAAAGTTGAGAGATGCGAGATCGCCTTCCCGCATCTCTCGATTGTTTGCATATCAGGATTTGAACCTGAGTTCCATGTTTCAGACATGTGCCCTTCCAGACTGGACCATATGCTGGGTCTTGTTTCTTTCTTTCATTAAATATTTAATTTCTCGCTAATAAATCTTGCTCTTCCACTGAGCTACCCGGACATAGAATATTTTTTTATGGCGTCCGGGGCAGGATTCGAACCTGCGCACAGATATATTTTGAATTAAATACTAACTAATTGATAAAGAACATTGACTAAAGCTATTGGGTCAATAAGCTAAGTTTATCTTTGACATTATGATAAAGCTAATAATAAAGCTGCCCCAAAAATTATTCATTATTATTGATATAATCAAAAATTTGTTTTCCAACCATTCTATTAATAACTTCGACAGAATTAGCTTGTTGACGTGCTTTTTTCACTGCCTGAATAAGCTTATCACACCTACTAAGGATAGATGATTTTTCTGCCGGCGAAAGCATACCACACCATGTATCAGTTATAATTTTTGCAACTTTTTCATCCTCAGTATATATTTCGACCTGCGCAGGATGTTTATCTGTTGCTTCAGCCTTAACATGATTTTTCATTACTTTTTTAGTACGCCATTTTTCATCAGAGAATGTTCTTTTATAGACATCGTCTCCCATTGATGGGTCTTTCTCCCATTTTACTCCTGGCTGAAGTGTTGGAATTGTAGCATACACATCGTCTCTAATTTTCTTTAATTTAGATTCAAGCCCAAGAAGAAAAGTTGCCGGAAGATTATTTGCAATAGTAATGCCATCAACTATTAAATCGGCCTTTGCCGCTTGGTTTGTGGTTTCTTTTTCAAGAACAACATCTAAATAACGTATAATATGTTCTGCCGTATATTGTAATTTAGATGGCACAGTATCATCCATTTCTTTATGTGTATCGGATTCTTTAGGAGCATTTTCGTCAAGATTTTCAATTCGTTGATGCTGGCCAAAATAACGATCTGAATGTTTAGTGAAATTTACTTTTGTTTCTGCCAAAATTTTGTTATATGTTCCAGCAAGATCCCCTTCGACTGCTAATAATTCATGAAGCTTAGACATAATTTTAATCTCCTTTTAATAATTTTAATTCCCTCGCCTTCTACGAGTAGTGGTTTTTGGTTCTTCTGTTTTTGTAGTTTGCCTTTTACGGTTTGTTGATTCTTCTTTAGGTTGATTTTTTCCTTCTTTAATTGCCAAGCACTTTTCAAATTCCTCTTCTGTGCAGCTTTGGCAATCAGGCGTCTGATTTAAATCCTTACCATAAACATGCCCATATGAACAAGCATCTGCGTCCCAGGGCGCATCTTTTTTAGCAGGTTGCCTTATGCGAGTTGTAGGCTCTTCTGGCTCAAGTTCTGTTTCCATTCTTGATCGGCTACGAGTTCTGGTAGTTGGTTTATCTGGTTTTTGATCTGCATAGCTTGTAGCTAAAGTTTCAACTTTGTTCTGCCCATGATAATCAGCAGCAATTTCTTCATAAGTACTTAGTTTTAAATACTTATCAAAACTCCACAGCCCTTCAACATCATCCATTGTGTAAGGATCTCTTTGAAAAAAAGTAGGTAGTTGAGGTTCGTTATACGAATTGCCACCACCCATGTTCTTTTTAGTCGCTAAAAACTCCATGCCCCAGCCTTCATCCCAGGCCCAAGGAAAAATTTCGTTGCCTGTTTCTTCTTTATATGCATCCAAAGCTTCTTGCATTTTCTTTTCCCAGGTATTATACGCAACTTGCCAAGGACGAAAACGGCTTTCAGCATAATCATAAATATTATAAAAACATCTCCAAGATGCTAATAAATGCTGCATAGTATCACGATTCCAGACATTATTATTTGCTTCTAATAATGCAAATTTATCTTCACAAATGGGACAAGGATCTCCAAAAGCATCATAGGGGCAGACATGATTTTTCTTTAAAGGTCCAACTCCTTGATGAGCAGGTACTTCAAGCTTATAATCAAGCTCGCCGGGGACCAATCCTAAATCACCACAAGTGCCACCAGTGCGACATCTTAATTTAGGATACCAATCTTGTGTGATTTTAAATTCAATAATATCAATTTCGTTTTTTTGGGGGCGCTTTACACTATACCAATCCTCTGCTTCAACACCAGGGATTTCGACAATATAGCTTCTTGCCCCCCCACCACCAAACTTATCTCTGTTTTCTCTGCTATGCCTGCCTCTTGCTCTTCTTACATCGTTTACCATAACTTTTATCTCCTTCTTGCTTTTTCTTTGCCTGATTCCCAGGCTGCTGAAATTATTTGTGTAAATTTAAAGACTATAAATGTTATTATTAATGCACCTGCTGCACCCAAACAAGCCCACCCAAATCCTTCTATTATCCATAGTATCATTTTCTTGCCCTTTTACTTCTGCGACTATTAATAGCGTTATTCTTTTCTTCTTCTTTTACATATTCACTTATTCGTTTACCGCCAATAATTTTAACGGCTTCTGCTGGCCCTAACCACCATTGCATCTGCGCTAATCGCACAGCACCATCAATACTTTTTTCTTTTCTGTATAAAGCAGTCAAGGCGCTTTGAGCAAGATCACGTTCATACTCGGCTTGATTTTGTGCTGTTTTTGCTTTACTGTATTCTTTGCTGCCTCTAAAATAAGCCTCTCTTTCATCAGCATTCTTACCGCCACTATCTTTTTTTAATCGAGCTTTTAATTCTTTTGTAACTTCCCAGGCATCTTTTGCTTTCTTTTCTGCCTCTGCTACCGCTTGCCCATATTGATAAAAAAGGCTTGGTAACTGAAGCCACTCTTCTAATAAATCTTCTGGATCGATTGCAACATCTGTATCGGCATTATAATTCATTTATTTTTCCTTTTTTATTGGTTCTATTTCAATTTCAATTAACGGATAATTTTTATCCCAGGCTTTTACTGCTTTTTTTGCTTTTCTTTTTCTTTATACCAATCTCCGTGCCAGTATGCAGTACCATACATTTTAGAATTCCAAACACGCCCAGCCTTAGATATATAATGATAATGATTTGGCATTAATTTTAATCCAGGCTTCTGTTTTTTGATTTCTTTATTTTTTAATATTTTTATCATTTTTTATCCCTTTATTATATTATAAGCTTTACTAATACTTTCTTAAATATTTAAATCTTGATTTTCAACCGCTGCCCAACAAGCAAAAGTTAGCCCTGCTTTACCAGTATCATAAAATGCTTTTGAAAAATGTTTATATATCATACCTGCATTATATACAGTTTGAGGATTTTTTTGATTTAATGCCACAACGCTCATATATCCTATAACTGCCTTACGTACCTTCTCAGGATCGTCTGTTAAATCTTTTAATATAGGTTGTATATTGGGCCAGTTTGCCCCTTTTAATAAAGCTCTGCATAGTTCAATTGTTTTGGCTTCATTTGTTATATAATCTTTCACTGCTCGCCGTTGCCGTGCAGGTTCCATATCGATCACTTGATCAAGAATAACAAGTGCCTGTCTTGGGCACCCATCGGCGACCTCAATAATGTCATCAATTACAACTTCATTAATTTTGTCAATTGGTTTATCTTCTTTAGCAATTATATCTTCGAGTAAAGACCCCATATCTTTATCACTAAGTAAATCCACTTCGTAAGTAGTACAGCGGTTTCTAATAGTTTTTAATAGTTTTTGAGGGTCAGTAGTGCAAAGAAAAAAATAGACAAAAGGAGGTGTATCTTCCAATGGTTTTAAAATACCATTTTGAAATGCTTTTGATACACTATGTACTTCGTCAATAAGATAGATTTTAACATCACCAAACATTGGCTTCATCCAGAGAGTTTTAGTGATATTTCTTACTGTATCAATTCCCGTGTCAGTGGCAGCATTAATTTCTGTAAAAGAATTACTTTTAATATCACAATCTAATTCTTTTGCCATAATACGAGCAAGAGTGGTTTTACCACAACCACTTGGTCCTTGAAAGATAATACTATGAGGCATTTTATCTTTTTTCTTTAATAGACTTTGCAGGCTTTTTACAGTACTAATATTTCCATAAAATTCATCAAAACTATCCGGTCTATGATCGATATGAAATGGCATTATTTCTCCTCTTTATATAATTCTATTATTATTTTTCCTTTTTTGACCGAATAACCTAAATGTTCAAATTCATCCCATAAATCATCTTCATTATCATAAATATTGCCAGTTTTACGTGAAAATTCTGCAACCATACATTGTTTAATATAGTCTTTATCAAGCCCACATGGTCCAATTATATTTCCATTTGGATCTACTCCAACAAAATATTTATTATTTAATTTAATATTATTCTTTTTCATTACTTCTCCTCTTTATATAATTCTATTATTATTTCTCCTTATTGCTAATTATAATTTTGTCACTAAATTCTGCTATTGATTTAATTTTTTGCCTATGTTTCCAAACGAAATATTTATCATTCTTACTTATTAATAATATTTCTACATCAGAATAACTTTCTGCCACAACATATATTGTAGGATGATCATATGAAGCCCCACCACTTGATATTTCGCATTTAAATAATTTCATCATCTTTTTTTTCCTCATATATTTCTATTACTATTTTGCCTTTTTTAGGCGGTTGATTATGTATAAATTTCCACACTAATTCCCAAGGGACAATGTTATATTTACCGTCCGGCATTGTTATTTTATAATCCTTATTCATTTATATTAAAATCCAAATATTGGTTAAGAATATCATATTCGCATTTATCATCATCACATGCTTTTATATTATCTAATAACTCTTCCATTTTGCTTTTGCCATTATTAATATTTTTACCAAATAAATCTTTGCGGGTTTTTCTTTTAGTAACATGGCAGCATTCTTCAGCCGTTGTATCTCCAATTCCTTTTAATTCATTAAATGGTATATATAATTCGTTATCATTAAAAGTCCATTTACAAGCATTACTGGTTTTAACTTTTGGAGCAACGATTTTAATATTTGCGTCTATTATTTCATCTATAAGAGGTTGCTTCTTTTCTGCTCCATATGTTAAGGCTCCACAATAAAATTCCATCGGATAATATGCTTTTAGCCATGCAGTCCAATAACCGATAATTGCATACTCTACACTGTGAGCGCGATTAAATCCATAATTTGCCCACTTCATAAGGCCATGCCAAAAATACTTTGCTTCATCCAAAGACATTGTTTTTTGTTCAATGCAACCAGCTAAGAATTTTCTACGATAAGGTTCGAATTCTTTTTTATCTCTTTTTTTACCAACAATTTTACGAATGTTATCTGCTTGACTTTCGCTCATACCAGCCAATTTACTGATAGCTTGCATAATTTGTTCTTGATAAACCATTACGCCATAAGTATCTTTTGTAATGCTTTCATATATGGTATGCGTTTTATCCCATCGCTTACCATGTTTTCGTTCGATATAATCTCTTGTCATACCGCTGTCAGTAGGACCAGGGCGGACAAGGGCAATCGCTGCAATCCAATCTTCAAAACAATCGATACCCATTTCAACACATAATTTAGTTGTGGAGTAAGCGGCTATTTGAAATATACCAGCAGTTTTGCCTTCGTTTATGAGGTTAAATACTTTATCATCATCAAAATTAATACAGCCCAAAATGCCACTGCACCTACTATTACCATTATCGCGAATATTCCTTTTATTATTATTTTCCCGTGCATTTATTAATTCCTCCGCATAATCAATTACAGATAATGTACTGAGTCCCAATACATCTAATTTAATAAGCCCAAAATGTTCTACTTCATTCATTACCCAATTAACAACGGGCCTTTTATCGCTTGTCTTTTTTATTACACAAGTACTACCATCTGTTAAATCTTTATTGGATAAAATGACGGCTGCCGGATGCTGCCCGACTGCTCTAATTTGGCCAATGATGGCTGACACCAGGTTAAAAGCCTCTGGATATGTCTTTTTGAAATCAATCGCCGTAACTTCAGTTTCCGTAATCTTTTTGAATTTATCTTCATCATGATCATTGTAGTCGAATAAGTTTGCAAATGCGGATATGTCGCTCTCAGGCAACTCGAACACACGGCCAATGTCTCGTATGGCTCCTCTGGTTTTAATCCTCGGATAGGTGGATAAGACAGCGCAGCCCTTTTTATAAGTTCTTTCCAAATATTCATAAACTAAATGCCTTTTATTCATTTCAAAATCAAGATCAATATCTGGTAAATCGTTTCTATCTTCGCTAATAAAACGAGCAAAAGATAAATCATATTTAATAGGATCTATCTGGGTGATACCTAATAAATAAGCGATTAAACTACCGCCAACGCTACCTCTACCAGGGCCAACTTTAATATTTTCTTTTTTACAAAAATCAATAACATCTTTTACGATTAAATAATAATCTTGAAAATTTTTTTTTTGTATTACTTCATATTCTTGATTTACTCTTTCTTCATATTCTTTTTCGCCAATAAGATTTAAATCTATTAAGCCATTATAAATTAAATTACCAAAATTATAATCTTTAGGTGGATTTGGTAGACTTACAGGTACTTCTTTAATTCTAAAATCTTTACATCTATCTGCTATACGAAGGCTGTTTTCCATAGCAGTTATAATTTCACCACCATTAAAAACATTTTGCTTCATAAAGCCATCATATATCTCATCTGCTGTCATAAGATATAAATCGCGAAAATCAAGAGACCAGCGTTTAGGATCATCCCATTTATAATTTCGCTGTATTGCTATAAGTACATCTTGAACTTTATTATGTTCTGGTAGTAAATAATGGCAGTCAACAGTAGCAACTAATGGTAAGTTAAGAAAATCTTTTTCTGCCCATTTTAGATGATATTCAATTTGTTTAGAGTGGTTGGCGGGCATAATTTCAAACCATATGTTTCGTGGTCTTCGTTTGAATAACTCTTTAAAAAATACATCGCTCCCAGGTAAGTTTAAAAATGATCCTATACAGCCAGTCATAATCTCCCAGCCAAATAAATCACAATTAAGAATCATTTCATAATCGACATATGGCCGCCCGCCATAACTTCCCTCAAGATTTGCTTTTGTAAGTAGGGCACATAACTGTCTCCACCCTCTCCCATTTTTACAAAGAACAGTCATGTGCCCTTTTGCCATACGTTTACCGCGCTTGCTCACATCAGGGGTAACGTATAGCTCCGCGCCGCACACCGGGGATATGCCTTCCTTATCACAGGCTCGCATCCATGATAGGCACCCATCAACATTTCCGTGGTTTGTTAACCCGATTGCGTTGAAACCCAGTTGCTTGGCCCGTCTTGCCCACTGCTTCGCTGTACCGTAGCCATCAAGCATACTGTATTCATTATGGATGTGAAGATGTGCAAAGTCTTTATTATTCATTTTCATCCGGATAAAGAATAATCACATGCTCAAAACCTGCTTTATCTTTAAATAAAATTTTATCATCACCTACAATTGCATCTGAAGTTCTTTTTAATATCTCCATAAGCAGCTCTGGATGAATTATAATTTTTAACTCTTTGCCTTTATACTTTGTTTCAACCTCTTCTATTATCTGCCCCACTGTACCAGTAGCTTGACATATAAGCTTATTATTTTTAAATGTAATAGCGACCTCTTTTGAATCCATTTCGCTTGATACTAACACTTTTGATCGTTCAAGAACTTCTCTTAATTCTTCTGGCAAAGATACTTTTTTACCTTTAAATTTAAATACATTAAGAATTGCTTCATTTGGATATTCTTCTGCTACTTGCCTGCATGAAAAAGTAGTGCCTTCTTTATTTATAAAATGAATCCAATTCGTATCCATATAAAATTTATATGGATTGTAATTATGAATTATTTCTGCTGCCGCTCCTGGAAACAAAAAATCTTTACTGATATCACCATCCATTTTCATATGTGTTGCTCTAACAGCATCAGAAGACATAATATCGCTACCGCAAATAGAAACACATGTTAGCTCTAATCTTGTCATATTATTACTTGTTGAAAAGCTACAATAGCGGGCACAGTCACAAAAGTTATCAGGAAGATCAATCCATTTTTTAGACTGTGGGCCAAGAGGCTGTATATTTGTCAAGCTAACATCTTCTTCGATGTTAAATGTTACCCGTTTACCCTTGCCTTTAAAAATGAATTTACTATCTTTTAATTCTGCTGTGATTTCTTCATCAGGAATTTTAGTAAACAAAGTATAAAATTCTTTTGCTGGCACACTTCCTATTAGGGCTGTTTTGAATTTATGAGTAATGGCAATCTCATCATTGAAGGTACGGATTGTGTCTTTGTCAAAAATAAAGTGGGTTGACTGCTCAATGATTTCATTATTTGCAAGCCCTGGTTTTACTTTTGATAATGCATCTATAAATTGCTGCCTATTTATTTTCATCTAATGCTTTCTCCTTTTGTTTGCATATATAATTAAATCTATTTTTCATGCCACCATCTATCTTACAAGGTGGTTTATTGTTAAGGTAGTAATAACTGAGAAGACAATTCCAATCTTTTCGAAGCCATTTTACAAATTCAGTTTTTTCTATTTGGTGCCCGAAGCCTGCGAGATATATTTTCATATTTTTTAAGTATACTTTAGAAGTTCTGAGTTAAGATTATCCCATCCTATTATTCGTTTCATCGACGATGTGTCTATATCGATTCTGTTTTTACTCTTTTTACTAAATTTAATCATATTTAAAGGAACATTTAACAATTTGAATACAACAAAGGTAGTTGGTTTTCGTATGCTGTTTTGGCATATTATTATTCTTTCATTAAATACTTCTTTCCCTTCGTCAGGCAACTTTAAGTATGTAGATCTGAGATGGTTTTTTGTATCACTTGCTCTAACTTCGACTACGATAGCACTATTGGTACGGTCGTTATCTTCATGAATATATAACCCTGCAGTTGTTTTTTCAAGCTGCAATGCAAGACCCATATCTTTTTCTTTTGTATTCCCGCTTCTATTTGGTATCTTATTTAATTTTTTCTTCTCACTAATATGCCTTGTAAGATTGCCATTTTTTAAAGATTCAAGGCTTGCAAGATAGCTTGGAATAAAATTCGGCAGGTTATTTTTATATTCGGCTATGACAATGTCCCTAATTTTTACAGCCGTTTTCATAGACCTGTCCATACTATTTGGATGTTTTTTTGTAGAGGGCGGAATTAAAGCAGCCTGCCTTGTCATATCAAAATCCTTTTTTTATTTTGTCTTTTAAATGCCCATGGCCATTTTGGTAACGATGCTTCGAAATCTTTAAAATATATAATATTCAATTCATCTCTTTTTTTATAATCATCTGCAAGTTCTTTTATTGTAAATCCTTTTAATTTACAATATTCATGAATTATTTTTTGCATTTGCGGCGAGAAGGTAAAAATATGTTTTCCGGCATCTTTTATCTTTGTGCTTTTATTTGAAACAGCAACAATAAAAGGTCTTTCATTATAAACATATTTATTTTGTTTATAACGGGGTATACATATAGAGCCATTTCTTGAATATTGCACCCAGGTTGTAGAATCAACGCTATACCAAGGATATAACATCATGACAGGAAAAGAGGTAACAGCAAAACCGTGTAATTTATATTGTGGCATTCCAGAAGAATCACATATTGTAGAAAATACATTATTTGCAAAACTTGCTTCATCTACCCAATATTTTCTTGTAGATACTCCTAATGCTACTCCGCCAATTGCAATATAATCCGTCTCATCCATATACTTTTTAAGCCACTTTATATTTTCTCCAAAATGAAAAACAGGTAAAGGGTCAAGGTTGTGAACATCTTTTAGATATCTGTATGTCTTCCAACTTAATTCTGCATTTAAAATAACATCAACACTTGCATATACATCAATGAATTCCATATTTTTATGAATCCATTCTGCATACCCATCAATATAATTCCAAAATTCTTTTGTTTCAAAATACCTAAACTGCTCTTCTAATTTTTTATTATGGGTATGCAGTTTAAGCAATGTATGAGCTCCGGAATCGATAAAAAGACTTATTTTTTTCATAATGATATTGTGGCTCCGTTTTCTCCGTCTTCATTGACCGTAACGGCAGTACAACCAAATACCTTAATTAATTTTTCTGCCATCATTTCACAAGACATATTTTTAAGTTTTTTATATTCCCAATTTTCTCTTATCCACCCATCTACTTTATTTTTAGTCATTATAAATTCTAAATCTCTATTATTATGGTGCACCGCCCAATAAGCAGTCACATAAAAAGTATGACGATGATAATTTTTTAAATAATCGACCTCATCAAAACAACATTCATCCCAATTATGTAATGCCGAAAACGATGTTTTTATAAATATTTCTCTTTTCATTATTTTACCAATCAAGTTGTTTTTCATATTGTTTATTGCCATTCATAACATCGACCATTCTTTTCCAAGAATCATCAAACTTCTTATATATACGGAACATAGGTATTGATTCATATTGCTCTTTTGGCATTTGTAAAATTTGCAGAATTTTTTCTGACGCATCTTTTGCATCATTTTTTTGATACATAAAATTATGATCGACATTACCATCTTTATGAGTAAATACTTCCGGGAAGCTAAGATAATAAGGGTATAAAGGATGGCATCCACAAACTGCCGATTCAAGCAAAGTATAGCTTACCCAATCTTGATCTGCTGTATTAACTTGCACTTTAGACTCTAATAAATACCCGTAGTATTCGTTTTTTGTTAAATTTTCTTTTAAAATAATATTTCTAGGGTATTTCTGTATATGATTATTAAGTAGTTTAAGCAATGACGGATTATTGCTTTTTAATTTTTCTGTTGACGTTGTAACTAAAAAATGAACTTTCGGCATTTTATTAATAGTTAACTCTGCTATTTTTAAATACAGCCATGGGCACTTTTCAACATCCCACCTACTTGTAAAAATAACTTGATTTTTTCTTTGAGGATATTTTTTTGGTAATCTTGCTTTAATTTCATTACTTGAAAAAGGATGACCTGTAACGTGAACTGTTTCTGAAGTACCGACTCTTGCATATAGACATAGATCTCTAAGTGCTTCGCTTGTAACAAATATTCCATCAAGAACTTTTCCTTGACCTATTTCATAATGTCGCATCCATTTTCTCATTGGATACGTGAAATCGTGTTTATCTACTGATTGTGCCCAAATTATAGTATACATTTTAGGCTTTATATTTAAAATATGAAATGCATACGGAAAAGCCTCAATTCCTGGGTGCCAAAAATCATCAAAATAAATAACATCTTCTGATGTAACCTTGTTATTATTTATTAATTCAAGCAATTTCATAACTTGCGCACAACTCCAATACCCTCTACCTGTTGCATCTAATACCGCTCCCGCCTTAATTCTTTTATTAAGACTTTTACCTTCTATTCTTTCATAAGGTATTTTATTTTTAATCCAAGCACTTTCAAGCCATCCTACTTTTGCTCTTGATAATTGGTAGCTGTAACGCTCAAGCCTTGGCTCAAGAGGAAGATACCATAATTTTCTAAAATTAATTTTCATAACTTTGCTCCGATTCTATTTATAAATTCATCTTTGCAATTATCTTGATTTTTTCTTAGACATCCTCTTGCTTGTATAACTTCAAATGGTGAATTATGTTTTTTAAGTCCTCGCATTTCTTTGCATAAATGCCTACCTGTCATAAGTAGTATAAGGCCGCGCGGCTGTATTACTTGTTCAATATGATCTATAATTTGATATGAAAGCCGTTCTGCTGTTTGTAATCGTCCTGAAAAATAATCAACCGTTCTGCCAATTTTACTTGCTCCTATTTCTCGCTTATTAGGAATATATCCAAAATAATAATCACCAAAAAAAGGAATAATATGATGTTCGCACATTGAATAAAAATAACCTTTATCGATTATAAGACTTGGAGGAGTTTCGCGATTAAAATAAGTTATTTTAGGTGAAGGTTGTTTGTAGGTAAAAAATTCCTCATACATTTTTTTTACACGACTTGGTGTATCGATTAAGCCTTCTCGTGTTTCATCATCACCAGATAAAGATATAATCTTTTTTATAAATTCTTCAAATTCCTTCATTTACAAAATATCCTTCTTTTATTCAAAAAGAATAGTAAAATACGCCTTATTTAAGAAGTACTTTTATTTTTTAAATAAGGCGTATTAATTGTAAAAATAAAAGTGCTATTCAACTATAACAGCCTTCGTTTCTTTATCAATTGTTACTGTTAATTTTTTCACAGTCCGTAGGCCGCCAAGATGACTGTTTACTCTTGATTTGGTTACACCGGCGATTGTAGCAAGTTCTTCAATTGTAGTCTTACCGTCAATCGCTTCGTCAATACGTCCTGCTTGTGTATTGAGTCGATAACCATGCTGAGATTTTGGCTGATTTGAAGATGATGCTTTTTTCTTTTTTGATTCAGTTTTTTCAATCGGCTTATCAACAGGAGGCGCTTCTTTTTCTTCTTGTTTGCCTTGTTCGTCGGTTTCATTTTTGGTATCGCTTGTATCTGACAAATCGGGCACCTTTACCTTTACCATTTTCAGCCGTTCCAAAACAACATCAGAAAATCGATCTTTGTCCCAATCAATTTCTTCGGCAACATCTTTAATTTCCGCCTGCAATTCCGAAATGCATTTTTGCAAATAAACATTAGTACAACTTTTGCTTTTTACGTCAAGATTGTAATCAGTTTCAATTGCCGGAACCAATTCCATAACTTTTGTCATTTCATCAGCGATCATGATTAAGTCGGATAGTTCTTTTAAAAAATCTTTTTTGGTAGGTTTTGTTGACATAATTTTTCTCCTTTGTTTTTTTTGTTTTTGTTGCCTTGTTTTATTATATTATAAGCCTAAACGCCGTTTTTTATACCTTTTTTTGAATTTTTTTTTATTTATTTTAATTTCAAGTATTTATGTATCTGACAATTTAATGTGACAAAATATAAATTATCTTCAACCATACGATCAACCAACCATTGCGGGTTAATTCTATTTGTAAACCCAAATGCTATATTTGCAGCAGAATTTAAATGAAATTGATCTGCGCCACGTACCGCTCTTGCATAATCCTTTTTGCTGTTAATAACAAATTTAATCCAATCATTATGCCCTGCATCATAAAAATTACTAAAAATCATATCTTTTGCATATTCAAATTTATAATCAATTACCCAGCCAATATTTGGTCCAGCATAAGCAAACTCATCAAATGGTATTTCGATAGACCCGTTTGTTTCAATACTTACTTTATAACAATCACCAAATTCTTTATAACAATTACCAAATGGATTTAACAGTCGTCTTAGTAATTCTTTAAATTCATACATCTGACAAAGTGGTTCGCCACCTGTAATTGTGACTTTCTGAGTTTTTATTTGTTTTAAAATGTCTTCGATAGTTATTGTGTCGTCAGATATTTTTTGGGCTCTTGTGGTATCGCAATAACTGCATCTTAAATTACAACCATTAAAGCGAATAAATGTTGTTAATCCTCCTTGCCCAAATCTATTCACTTCCCCGTCAATACCTACAAATATTTCATTTATGCTTATTGGCATTTTTATTAATTTCCTTTATCATTTCAAAAGACATATAAGGCTTTTTATTTTGTATAATATAAAAATAACTAAGCAATCTATTTTTAGTTTGATTTAAAACAATTTTTTCGCGTATTTTTTGACCTGTTTCTCCAGCAAAATATATTTTTATTTACCCGCCTTCCATTCAGCCCAGCTTGTAGATGTCTCCCATAGCCGTATTCTTTCAAGTTTAATTTGCCCAGGGTTAGATAATATAAAATTATAAAAAATTGCAGTATGTATATATTCAAGCATATTTTCTGCGGTAGGATAAAAACCAAGAATATCATTTAAAACTTTATGATCTAATTTTTTTATTACATAATAATCAACTGCATTTTTTAAATTTCCGAAATCAACTACCATCCCTTGTTGGCTACTACCATCATTTACAATATTGCCCGATATTTCAACTTCAAGCTTATAACTATGTCCATGTAAATTTTTGCATTTACCTTCGTGGTTTGACAAATAATGTGCTGCTTCAAACTCAAACGCCTTACAAATAGATATCATTTTTACCTCTTATGTTAGTATTAGTTTAAAAAGATCGTTTAATATACGTTAAATAAACCCTATTAAAATTAATTTTTAATGACATTTGTATATATTATAAGCTTAAGCCCAGTTTTTTAAAATATTATTCGTCTTCTTTTGTAAATTCCTCATAACCCCATTCAATCCCTTGCCCTCTTGCTCGCTGTTTAATTTTAAAAATAAATGGTTTAATATTATCAGGGGCAAGATTACGGGCTTTGTCAAAATTCACTTTTACGTATGTGGTATTTGGTTCTCGTTGTTCAAGTGGTAATTTTTTATAACTGATATTTGAAAGCTGAATGACTACATCAAGCGGATCCTCTCTGCCGCTTGTACCTCTTTGTAAACCAGTCTTGCCAGCATGATGAACCATAATTACAGATATATTCATTTGCCTTAAACTTAACAGCCATTGCTGTACAGGGTCCCAAGCTTCTTTATCATTTTCATTTAGTCCTGGAAATAAACAGCTTAAATTATCTAAAATCAAAATATTATATTGTTCATTTTGCTTTAGATATTCGCTCATCATTTCTCGCCACTGCTTTTTTGCTAAATTTATTTGTTGCCCCCGATATTTAGTAGCGATAGAAGCATTGGTGATGATGTTTAACGGGCATTCGGAATGTGTCCTATCTTGCCCTTGATCTCTTAAAATCCAAAGGGCTTGATTATAACGGTTTTTTAGTTCGTATTCTGGCATCTCACCATCAATGTATAAAACGCCACTTGACTGCAATGGTTTCCAAGGGCCAACATCAATCCAGCAAGCTTCTTTACGAGTTAGAGCAATCGATATCAATAAACAAAGCCAGGTCTTGCAAGTGCCTCTTTTGGCGTAAATCATATTTAAGCTACCATCCAGTAACCAGGGCTTCATTGACATAGCAGGGGCGGTATTGGAAAGATTGTCAAAGGGTTTTGATTCTTGTTGTAAAATTATAAGTGGATCAGACAACGAACCATCAAGGGTGGGCATAACGAAGCTATTTCTAATCTCGTTTATTTCTTGTATCGTTGCCCCGTTTGATCTTGCTTGCTGTTCTTGCTCGCGGTTCCAGGTAAGTGCCCATTCCTGAATTGTCTTCTCTGCCTGCTTTAATTCATATTGGATATTTACATCAGCATAAATGCCTTGCACGTATTGTCGATTAATTGTCTGCAAATAACCTTCAATTAATTTTTGAGTGGCTTCATCAAAGTATGGTTTATTTTCTAAATAAAGACGTTTTATATAAGATTTAGGGGCTGATTGATAGGTGTTATTAAAATCTACTATCCAGCGCATTACATGCTTTAAATAACCAGATAAATTATTGAAAATAGTTAGATCTTGAAGAAGCGGAGATATTTTTTCTAAGAATTCATCGCTTGTAATCATCAGTTCAACCATCTTGTTTAATGGTTCTGGATCAAAGCGATGCCTGGTGTACCATTGTGAGCTTGAATCTATAGTCATATCAACGTTCTCTTTTTATTTTTATTTTTCATTTTTTTATTTGTCAAAGTTCCATTGTACCAATTATTTAAAATTTCATTAAATGTATATTTGCTTCTAATTTCATCAAAATAAGGCCTTTCGATATTGGTATATGCATGTTTAAATGATTTTTCAAAAGCGTTGTATATTTTTGGCCATTTTTCTTTATACATTTTTAATTTAACCATTTGCCCACTTAAAAATGGGCAGACCACACATCCTAATCTTGAAAATCCTTCATCATATAATTTACAATAAGGCAAATTATATTTATCAATAAAATCCCAAACCATCCATTCTGGCCAATAAAAAATAGGGCTATATATAATTTGTTTTTTGTATTTATTTATTTGCCCTCTTTTTTTTCTATTACTTGATTCCTCTGCTCTTATCCCCATTAATCGATGATTTAATGGAATATTTTTTGCCGGATCTTTTTTTAAAAAATCACAACACCATCTCATCCGCCTTGTAGGGAAGCCTTTAGTTTTCATTTTTTTAAAAAATGATTCCTTGGGTTTTTTAAAAATTACATCAGGCATATTTTGTTTTATAAATTTAACTAATTCAGGCGGGTCAATTCCAGTAGCAGAATAGTAATATTCTGCATCAACACCAGATAATTCAACTATTTTTTTTAAAATAGTTGAATCCTTACCGCCAGATATACCAACAAACCAAGGCTTATTTTTAGGTTTGTTTTTAATTATAAAATTTATAGCTTTTTCAATAGCAGGTTCTGTAAGTTGTAAAAAACCATATTTTATATTTTTTTTATTTATCATCAGGCCTTCTACTAAACCAATATGTTGTATCGTGGCATTGAATCTATAGTCATATTTTATTCTCTATTTGATTTAATTTTTTTAGGCATTTTTTACATTCAATAAATTCTTTGATATTTATATTTGCACAAAATTGAAATTCTAATTTTTTGTCAATATTTGAATGGCAAATAGGACGCCCTCGAGTAACAACATGAGTTTTAGTAAATCTTTTTTCATTTGCATAATAACCAATCATCTTTTATTCTCCATAATATCCATGATCAATAAAATCAGATTTCTTGCCAAGCCTACCCATCTTAGGATCTATCTGTTCTGCTTTACACCAAGCATTGTAAAGATTAAAGAATTTAGATAAGCCATTTTTACCTTTATTTCTTAAATTGCTTAGGGATAATATTTGATCTGACCAAAAAGGATCTTTAATTGCCCACCTTAAAGCGGGCTTAATACAGGCTTCAAAATCAAAATGATCCAACCTGCACAGTTTATCTATTTCTGTAACAGCGGCAAGTATATGCTGTGCTAACTGTTTATCTGAAAAATGAGTGCTTTTTGCGGGTGCATTTCGTTGTATTATTTCTTGAGTTGTTAAAGCAAATCTTAGGTATTTTGCTAATAAACTATCAGGAATTTTTTGATAAGGATTAATTAGGCTGGCAGTTAAGGTGTTTTTTAATTCGTCTTTAGGCCAATCTCCGTTTCTAAATGAATAGAGAATGTCAAATTTATATCCATAATCTTTATCTACCCAATCAGCTAAAAGTTCTGGTATGTCGTTTACGAATTTATTCGTAAACAATATATTACTCTTATTATTTATACTCTTATAATTTGCTAATAATTTTTTATTAGGGGGGTCTAATAATTTTTTATTAAGGGGGTCTAATAATTTTTTATTAGGGGGTGTCAAAATACCTCGTTTTAGAAGGCGTGTTTTATTGCCATTTGAATTTGTATACCATCCATTATCGATGATTAATTTATTATCAATTAGTATTTTTATTAGTTGGGTGATTCGCTGCTTTGATACTCCTATTTCTTTTGCCATCCAATCTCGCGATGCATGACTGCCACCATCGTTAAATGATGGCAAGTTGCAAAGTCTGCCATGAAGTATTTTTGCAGAATTTGGAATATCCGCATGCCAAGCTTCGGGCTGGATATATAGCCCATGAAATTCCTGCTCCATAAGAGATCTCCTAAATTGAAAATATTAATATGTATTGTGGCTATTTTAATTTTTAATCCTTCCGCTATAAGGTAAAGGGCTTGGCAGAGTGATAGCGGCACCCTGCCGTAGGATGCCCAGGAAGTAAAATTAGAGACGGCCAATCTCTAATTGTTTAATAATAACTTATTTTTTATAAAATTAAAAGCTTTATTTTAAATTTTTATTCTGCTGGTAAATGTCGTTTTGGTTGTTCGATTAATCTGGCATCAAAACTGCTACCTGCTGTTACTATTTGCAAATGCAGTAGATATGTATATTCTTGATACATTTTTAATTTTTTGCAGTTTTCGCATGCATCTATCAATTCAAATACGAATCTTTTATTTGGAGCAGAGATACCTACTAATTTTTCTTCTTTTTCATATTCACAATTAATACATGGGCTGCCAGGGGTGGTGTCTAATTTTGCTCTTTTGTATTTTTTCATAGTTATATTTTCCTTATTAGCTTTAATCTTTCGCACCGGGCTTTTCCGTCTGTATTATATGGCACGCAAATGCCTGCTAAATCAATCCATTCAATTAAGCATTCCCATATTTCGTTTTTAGATTTTTTTTTGCACCAGTCAAGAGTAGCGAAGTTTATACCGCATCCGCATTCGTTTGTTCTGTTATGATTTGCGACTTCTTCTAAATATTGGTTTTGTTTAAATTTCCAATTTTTAGGCTTATTGTAAAAAGTTGACATCACGTCTTTATAAACTATAATTCCATTTTTGGTGGTTTTGAAATTTTCTTTTAACCAATTTGATTGATTTTTTAAGCCAATGGCTCCGGAAAGATTTGCCCCGAAAAGATCTGCCCCGGAAAGATTCGCCTCGGAAAGATTTGCCCCGGAAAGATCTGCCCCGGAAAGATTTGCCCTGAAAAGATTTGCCCCGGAAAGATCTGCCCCGGAAAGATTTGCTCCGGTAAGATTTGCTCCGGTAAGATCTGCCCTGGAAAGATCTGCCCCGAAAAGATCTGTCCCGGAAAGATTTGCCCCGGAAAGATCTGCCCAGAAAAGATTCGCCCTGGAAAGATCTGCCCCGAAAAGATCTGTCCCAGAAAGATTTGCCTTTGGTTTTATTTCATATCCATTTACTTTCATTTTTACCTCCTAAATTTTAAATCGTTCATTATTCTGTCTGCCGTTTTTTGTGGTAGATCGCCAGGATCACAATTTTTTAATTTAATGCATTCTACTGCTTTATTCATTTTTTGTGCTAGTTGACCAGCCAGCGCCTGAAAGGTTTCTCCATATCCTGTATCAGAATCAAACATAATAAATATTTCATTAAAATTGTTGCTTAACAATAGTAGTTGTTCTCGTGTAAATTTTTTACCAAAAGTTGCCACCGCCCCTTTTCCTAATCGCCATACATCTGTTATGCCCTCAACCACAATACATCTTTTTTTTATAATCGCATAATCAAATCCGTATACGATATGTTTATGATGGACTACTTCGTTTGCTGTTGCACAGGCTTTATATGGCGGAAATTGATTATTGTTAATTGCCCGGCATTGATAGCTTACTATTTTATTTTGAAAATAAATGGGAGCAAATATTCTATGGCTGTAATTGCCATAATGCAAAGTGCTTTGCAGCTTCCAAGTCCTGATAACTTTATCGTCAAATCTACGAGATCGTAAATATTCAATATGTTCTGGTAATAAATGGTTTACTAAGGGCGGTAAGGAGATCTCTTTGTTACTGTTAAATGAGGTGGGCTTATTGACGAAATAATTAGGGGCTGTATTGCTATATTGTAGAATTATTTTTTTACTTTGTTCAATTGATGAGTTTGTTAATTTTGCAATTATTTTTGGTAGCCAATGTCCGCCACAGCGAAAGCAATTATAATATCCTTCTTTTACGTTAAATCCACCGTGGTTGGATTCATCATTGCAGAATGGGCATTGAATATTTACCCAGCCATGGCGGGTGTTTTTTCTTGTGCGAGGGATTTCAATTGCAAAATCCTCGCAAAATTGCGCGGCATTAAACATTACTTAAATTTTGGAAATTCTTCTGATTTAATCCTATGAAAATCATTCAGCCAGTCAATTTGTTTTTTTGTTAATTTATCAGGCCAAAATTTTCTTGCCACGTTAAAGGCATGAGCAAGTAATTGTTTCGCTTGCTTTTCGTCTATTTTCACATTTTTAGATCCGCACCATAAAGGCCAACAAGAAAAATCAAGATCTGCCCCGGAAAGATTTGCCCCGGAAAGATCTGCCCCGGAAAGATTTGCCCTGAAAAGATTTGCCCCGG